ATGGGAAAAGAGAACCAATCATTTAAACAGGTTATTCAATCTTATTTAGAGCAACGTGCAAAGAGAGATTCCCTCTTTGCCACCTCTTTTGCGAAGCAAAATAAGAATATAGATGAATGTTGCAATTACATTATAGGTGAAGCTAAAAAACGTGGTGGTAGTGTTGTATGTATGTCTGATGATGAAGTATTCGGATTAGCAGTTCATTACTACGATGAAGATGATATCAAAGTTAGTAAGCAAACCAATTATAAGGTATCAGCTGGAAATGTGAAAAAAGAAGCATCTACAGAACAACCAGAAATTAAAAAGCCTGCTTCTGCCCCTAATAAGCGTAAAGGGATGAAAAAGCAAATACCTTCCGGACAATTTTTATTATTTGAAGACTTATGAAGCCAAGAACGAAATTACAGCTTAGAGTAGCAGGTTTAAGTAGCCAGCTACCTAATATTGAGAATATGATGATTGACTGGGCTAAAAGCGATTGTTTAAAACATATAGGATATGCAACCAAGACACGCGTTATATGCATGGAATGCGGGCAGCGCTTCTCTCCGGAACCTGTAAAGCGTAAGCGTGCTATTTGTCCTCATTGTGGTGCATCCTTGAAGATAGAACAGTCAAGGAAGCGTACAGACAAACAATCGATGTTTATTGCCAAAGCAGAAATTTGTGAAGAATTCCAAGTTATCCGAAGTTTTGAATTGATTGCTTACTATCAGGCAGAAGCGAATCCTCGTTATTTTATTCGTGAGATACTGCAACATTGGATAAAAGATGATGGCAACCGGGAGGTAGTAGCTCGTGCTAACAATACGGGATATTGTGGATGGTGTGGAGATTTGGAGATACGTAATAAAGTTGTTGGATCATATTATTACAGTTGTAGTAATGATGTTTATTGTGAACGCTATCATCCAGCCTCCGTCTTTAGACCTAAGTATATTCAAATGGGTATAGATTGTAAATTACGCGGTATGTCATTTCTTACTGCCACCATTACAATTCCCCATTTTCCCAAGGCTGAAACACTTCTAAAGGCAAGACGTTATGAATTAATAGATTATTTCGAGGGACACCGTTACAAGATTGATATGTATTGGCCGTCTATTAAAATTTGCCTTCGAAATAAATATCGGATTAAGGATGTTTCCATGTGGTTTGATTATCTGAAACTACTTGAACATTATCGTAAGGATCTGCATAACGCCCATTACGTTTGTCCTAAGAATCTAAAAAAAGCCCATGACTTGTATGTGGCGAGAAAGAAACGTGATGATGAAAAAGAACGCAAGGCTAAAGAAATGCAACAATTGCTTAAACTCAAGAAGGATGCAGAGAATTATATCAAAGAAAAATCGAAGTTCTTTGACCTAAAAATGTCTGATGGTAAAATAGTCGTAGTACCGCTCAAAAGTCTTGAAGAGTTTCAACAAGAAGGTGAAATCATGCACCATTGCGTCTTTACAAATAAATATTATAAAGAAAAGGATTCACTCATTCTTTCTGCTCGAATCGGCAAGAAACATATTGAGACCGTAGAGGTCAATTTAAAGACATTCAGTATTGTTCAGTCCCGTGGAGCCTGCAATAGTAATACCGAGTACCATAACCGTATTATCGGACTCGTGAAAAAGAATATGAACTTAATACGTCAGAAACTGACGGCATAGCATACAATGACCTATATAGATTATATAAACCAATTTTGGAAGATGAATCGAAGTGTAGAATTCAGCCCGAACGAAGTCTTTTTGTACTTCTATCTCTTGAATGAGTGCAATATTCGGGGTTGGCAGAATCCGTTTGAACATCCCAACAAGACTATCGTCCTCGCAACCGGTATATCAGAGAAGACCGTCATTGAAGTTAGGAACAGATTGCAGCAAAAAGGTTTAATAACTTTCGAATCGGGTAAAAAGAATGCAAAATCGCCAGTTTATTACTTACTTGACGAAAGTAAAACGGTAAGTAAAGAGGTAAGTAAAACGGTAAGTAAAAGGGTAAGTAAAACGGTTAACATTAAAGATAAGACTAAAGACAATAAGACAATATCTCCCTTACGCGTGGGAGATCTGTTTCCGGCTGATAGTTTTTTCGACAAGTCTTTGGACGACTGTTATACTGAACTTAAATCGAATCGATCATGGGCGGAAACAGTAACGATGAATACTCGTTCTTCCGGCAACCCTGATTTCACGCTAGAAACCTTTTATGGGTATCTGGAGAAGTTCTTTATGAAATTGCAAAATGAAGGAGAAACGGCGAAGTCGCCTAAGGATGCGATGTCTCACTTTGCCCGATGGCTGACATTTGAACTTAAAAACAAGAAAGATGAACGGAGAATTAATAAAAACAGGACTGCAGGTGGTGCTAAGACCGTCGCAAATAGTCCAGGAGACAATAGTAACCCCAAAGGAGTTAACTCCGATACAACAGGCCTTACAGACTGGATCGACAGCCTCTCAATTGGTCGCTGAATGGAGTGGGACAATCGCGCAGTTAAACTGTAATGTCGCATTATATGACGTGGCTAATGCAGAGCATATACCTACTCTAGCAGACGTAAACAGGAGCTTTAGCAACTCAACATCGATAGAGATCATTACCGAGCATTTGAAATCTGTATTGAGATATGCCGGTGTTGAATTGACTAATGCCCAGCTAGCGGAAACAGCCTTGTCGATACTATCCAGCTACTGGTACCTGAATTTAGCCGAGTTATGTATTTTCTTCTCCCAGTTAAAGAACGGCAGTCGCGGACAGTTCGTTTGGGGATCGAAGATCAACAATCAAGCAATCATGGTTGCACTTGCCGATTTTTGCAAAGACAGACGCCGTGAGATTGAGCATAGAGAAAATGAACTTGTACGAAAAAAGGCTGAAACTGGCTATGCGCGTAACGAGAACTTGATTAAAGATATCGTTACGGGAGTTCAAAATACCAGAAGAGAACGAGAAAAAGCAAAACAGGATTTCAAGGCCTTCTGTGAGCTATTTCCATATCTGCCTGATAAGTATGAGCCCAAGGTACTTTGGAAAGCATGGGGAGGCAATAAAGAGGCTCTACGTAAGATTTACGGTGAAAGTACTCCTCCCCCTGATGTAACCGAAATGGATATCGGGATGTATTTGTGTAATTACAACATTGCCAAGGGTAAAGAGTTGGAAAAATAAATGCGGCCGGCGTACCACCACCGACCGCTTTCATAAGTATAAAGCTTTGTATTGCTATTAGGAACAGCAAATATATAAAATCTTTGTGCTTATGGCAAGTGAAGCAGTAAATAATTACATAACTAAACGCTACGAACGCTGGCTTGATTACTCTTTGTATCATTGTGGGCTTGCTGGTATTTCAGACGAAGCAACAGACGTCTTGAATGAGGTCATTTGTTCGCTCCTTCAAAAGAAAAGCAGGTTACTGGATAAATTACTTGAGACAAAAAGAAATGGCTATACAGAGCTTGATTTCTTTGTTTTGAAGATGATAAAGCTAAACGCATCCTCTCCTACTTCACAGTATAGGAGTAGATACAAGCCCCTGCCTGTGGATGATAATGTAGATTATTCCAGGCTAGATATTGAGGATATTTCAGATGAATCAGAAGATCGAAACGCTGAAATATTAGACAAGCTGCACATAGTAAGGGAAACATTCGAAAGTCTAAACCTTGGTACGACAGCTACCCGCGTTTTTGAGTATCGTTTCTTCCAGGATGGCAATTTCTCTGAATGGGAAGGTCCAGAGACATTGAAGCAGCTATATGAGATATATAACGGAGTGCAAGAACTTATTAGAAAGAAAATAGCCGGGGAGTCTATATTTTAGTGAAAATTCCTTGGTCATGGAAGAAAATGTAGAAATTAAGATTGATCCCCGGAACTATCGTATCCATGGGGATGAAAACAAGCGGCTTATCCACAAAAGCCTGGTTGAATGTGGAGCCGGTCGATCCGTATTGGCCGACCGTGACAATGTGTTAATCGCTGGAAATGGCGTGTATGAGGAAGCTCAAAAGTTAGGACTCAAAGTGCGTATTGTTGAGTCTGACGGTACCGAGCTTATTGTTATTAAGCGCAAAGACCTATCTACGGAAGATGAAAAGAGAAAACTGCTAGCTCTAGCAGATAATCATACTTCCGATACTTCTGAATTCGATTGGAAGTTAGTGATAGAAAACTTCTCGCCTGATGTATTGAATGATTGGGAGTTTTCAGTAGACGAGATCGAACTTTCGACTGATATCCATAATTCTGACGATGAGAAAGATAATAATCTTTATACAAAAAAAATAGTATCTCCAATCTACACACCGACTGGCAATAAACCTGCAATATCAGAACTCTATAATCTTGAAACTTACAATTGTCTGATGAAACAAATTCAGGAGTGTAATTTAGACAAGCAGACTAAAGATTTTCTTCAGATTGCAGCTTCAAGGCACATTGTTTTCGATTATGGAAAAATTGCTGAATTTTATGCTCATTCAAACAACATCATTCAAAATTTAATGGAAAATTCAGCTCTTGTCATTATAGATTTTAATAAAGCTATTGAACTAGGATATGTTTGTTTAAAGAAAGAATTGTCAGACTCATATTTGGAGGATTATAGCAATGATGAAAAATAATAGCTTCGTTGCATTGATACTTACACATGGGCGTCCAGACAATGTACATACAGTAAAAACATTACGGAAATGTGGATATACAGGTGATATTATCATAGTATTAGATAATGAAGATCCGAAGATAGATCGTTATCGCAAAAACTACGAGAACATATATGTATTCGACAAAAAAGAAATAGCATCAGAAACAGATGAGGGTGATAACTTCAATGATCGTCGAGCTATTATTTATGCGAGAAATGCTTCTTTTGAAATAGCAAAAGAAAAAGGCTACCAATATTTTATTGAGTTAGATGATGATTATACGGAATTCTCATACACTTATAATCAATATGGTGAAATGAAGCAGAAAAACATTATCAATCTTGATAAAGTACTTGATGCTCTAATTGATTTCAAAAATAAAACAGGTGCTTTAGCTGTTGCATTAGCTCAAAGAGGAGATTTTATCGGAGGAAAGCAGAATAATATTGTTCGTGGTGAATTACTTAAACGGAAAGCAATGAACTCATTTATTTGTGATACAAACATGCCTTTCAAGTTTTTTGGTAAAATTAATGAAGATGTAAACACCTACACTTTACTAGGAAGTAGAGGAAATTTGTTTTTTCAGATTCCACATGTTTCTTTGAATCAAGTAACAACTCAACAATCAAATGGCGGGATGACTGATATATATTTGGATAGTGGGACTTATGTTAAGTCTTTCTACACAATTATGTATGCTCCTTCTTGTACAAAGATACGCCCAATGGGAAGTGTATATAGACGCCTACACCATAGTATTAATTGGAATAATGCTGTTCCTAAAGTAATTCCAGAGAACTGTAAAAAGTAGCCCCTATTTATATTTTAATTTGAAGATTATCCAAGCTAAGGCAAGAGTTATCACAATTTGTTAGTTATTGTTAGTTTATGACAGAGAAGAAGAATCCGGCCGAGAAGAAAAAAAGAGGGCGTAAATCAGAGTACAGAATAGAGTTCTCCGATCAGGCCCTAAAGCTTTGTTTGTTGGGTGCAACGGATAAAGAGCTAGCCGAATTCTTCTCTGTTTCCGAACAAACATTGAACAAATGGAAAAAGGACTATCCCGAATTTCTTGAGTCCCTAAAAAAAGGAAAGAATATTGCGGATGCGAACGTTGCATCTCGGCTATATAATCGTGCTATCGGTTATTCCTGTAAGGCAACAAAATTTGCAACAACCGAAGGAAGAATAACAGACTCAAAAGAATATATTGAGCATTACCCACCTGATACGACAGCTGCTATTTTTTGGTTGAAGAACCGGCAGCCGGAGAAATGGAGAGACAAAAAAGAAGTTGATGCAAATGTGAACCTTGGTGATGAACTGGAAGGATTGAGTGACGAACAACTACAGGCTATAATTGATGGCAAAGAAGAAGAGTAAAAGACAAATATTGATTCGTAAAGCAAAGGCTGCTACCATACTCCGCAAACGAATATCAAAGAAAGACTTTTGGGCGTTCTGTTTGTACTATGATCCGAAGTTTTTCTCTAAACGTCTGTTCCTAAAGAAGGTCGCAGAAGCGTTCATGCGTGTGTATGAATCATATTCTGCTGGTATAATCTACCGTCTTGCTGTCAGCATGCCGCCGCGTGCCGGTAAGTCTTATATATCATCTCTTTTTATAGCTTGGATGTACGGTCACTTTCCGGAAGAATCCGTAATGCGTAATTGTTGCTCTGATACTCTATACAACAAACTTTCGTATGATACCCGTGATATAGTTAAGTCAAAACGATATAAAGAGATATTCCCTGATATTCATCTGAAAGGTGATAAACAGAATGTGAAAAGTTGGAATGTGGAAGGCGCTCGCCAGGTATCTTATTTCGGTGGCGGTGTTGGCGGTACCGTGATCGGCTTCGGTGCGTCTATGCTCGCCATGACCGACGACTTATATAAGAGCCTGGAAGATGCGTTATCTGACAATAACAATGAAAAGGTATGGTCTTGGAAACAAGGTACGCACGACTCCCGTATTGAGGGAAGTTGTTGTATGATTGACATCGGGACCCGCTGGTCTTCTAGTGATGTCCTCGGACGTATGGAAGAAGCCGGCAAGTATAATGAAATCATCCGGATCGCAGCTCTTGATGAAAACGATGAAACTTTTTGCGCTGATGTACATACTACGGAATATTACCGGGAACTACGTTCTGAAACCGACGAAAGCATTTGGATGGCCGAATATATGCAGGAACCATTCGAAGCCAAAGGGTTACTATTCCCAAAATCGTCTCTCATGCGCTTCAAACTAGCCGATATTGCAGGAAAGAAACCTGATGGGACACTCGGAGCTTGTGATACAGCCGATAAAGGAGATGATGATTTCTGCGCACCATTCGCAAAGGTGTTCGGACCGAAATATTTCATTACCGACGTTCTTTTCACAAAGGATCCTGTTGAAGTTACAGAACCGCGCCTGGCACAAATGGTAATAGATACCGAATGCGACCAGCTACGCATTGAGTCAAATAATGGTGGCCGTATCTTTGCTATCAATGTGCGTAAGCTTGTTACATCGAAAAAGAAATCGTGTGTTATACAAGCCCGGCCAACAACCCAGCATAAGGAAACACGTATCATTATGAAGGCTGGCTGGATAAAGAAGCATTGTGTATTCTTAGACGAATCAGAATACCCTAAAGGCTCGGATTATTGGCGTTTTATGAAGTCACTTACTGGCTACAAACGTGAAGGAAATAACGCCCACGATGATGCGCCAGATGGATGTACTATTCTTGCCGAGTTTGCAGAATCATTAGGCTTGAAATTCAAAGTGTCTACTCGTAAAGTGGGACGTGGATAAATCCTATTTGCCATATATTTTAAGAGAAAAGTATATGCCAGACATTAAGGATATTCTGAAAAATGAAGATTTCGGTAGCATAGTAGGTGATTTATGCGTTGATACCCGTGAAAATCGTAATCCTCGTGAGTATATGGAGGAATACAACGGTGACAGAACCCGTCGTAAAGAATCAGTTGGGTATCGGGAGCCTAAAAAGATTGCTGTATATTCAGATACAGAAGTAGAAGTTGACCCCGAAACAGGAGTCGAAAAGCCAAAGAGACTAGAAGACAAGACTGTCGATGTAGCTAAGGTCGTAACCAACCTACCTAAAAAGATCGTTCGTAATTCTGTTGCTTTTCTATTTGGTGGTGAAATGACTATCACAGCAGAAGATTCGAACGACGGGATCTGCGAGTTCAAAAAAGTCTATAAGCGAAAACTCAAGATGCAATCTGTATTGAAAGAGTTTGCTCGCAAAGTGTTGTCTGAAACCAAGGCTGCTATTGTATTCTATCCTGTTACCAAGAACGACGGAAAAAGTCAGTTGAAAGTTAAGATTCTTTCTACTCCCAAGGATAGTAATGTCGAATGTGAATTCTATCCACACTTTGATGAGGACGACGATATGGACGGTTTTCTCTATAAATACAATGCAGAAGTCAATGGCCGTACTTGCGAATGCGTGAAAATCTATACGAAAGATGTTATCTACTCCGGTATCATGGATGGTGTATGGCAAGTGAAAAAGATAAAGAATCGTTTTGGCAAGATTCCGGTAGTATATGCCGAGGTCGATTGTCCGGATTGGGAAGATGTTGCTAATTTGATTGACAAGAAAGAAATGAGACTTTCCCGGCTATCAGATACTAATGATTACTTTTCTGAACCTATACTGAAAACTTATGGTTTAGCTAACCTTCCGAGCAAAGAAACGGTTGGTAAGGAATTGAACTTCAGTATGGAGGTTGATTCAGATACCGGTACATCGTATCACGGTGATGCAGATTATCTTGCATGGCAACAATCTTGTGAATCCGTTACACTTGAACTAAACCAACTGGATGATGCAATACATTCCGGAGCTTCCAGTCCGGACTTGTCTATAAATAAACTAATGGGACTTGGCAACCTTAGCGGCACTTCACGTCGTTTTATGCTGATTGATGCAGAGATAAAAGCTACTGAACAGATGGAAATATTTGGTCCAGTTGTTCAACGAACAGTAGCAATCGTCCAAGCAGGAATGGCAAATATTACACATACAAAATATGCATCACAGCTAAATGACAACTACATTGAAGTAGAGTTTGGTAGTATTCTCCCACAGGATTTGGCGGAAGAACTCAAGAACCTTGAAACTGCTTCTCAATTCAATAGTAAAGAGACGATTATTAAAAATTCGCCCTATACAGATGATGTGGAAGCGGAACTGAATCGTAAGAAGAATGATGAGAAAGAGACTGCACAGAATAATTCACTCATTGGAGCAACTTTCTAAGCCATGCCCGGACTTTCTTTCTACGACAAACAGCACATACAGAAAGTTGCTGCACAGCAGGCCGTAATAGCCAATATCTTTAATCAATTTATACTTTCTGTTTCCCCGTATCTCCGTAAATGGTCTGATGCGGGGAAAAACAATGTATGGATAAGCAATCAGGGAATAGAGAGTGCGGTTGATCGGGAACTACTAAACCTTGAATCAATGTTATATGCTAATATTTCCGCATTTCAAAAGGACGGTTGGGAACGAGCAGAAAGAAAGAATGATGATTTTATTTCCCAGTTCATCAAGGGAATGTCTATTTCCAGTGCAACGAAAGATGGAATGTTTACTCATAGTCTATCTGCATTTGAAGCTCTAAAAAATGATATAGACGCTAACGGATTCAAATTATCTGATAGGATCTGGAATATTACACAGCAGACGAAATCGCAACTCGAATTCTATCTTGATAGCGGCGTAGTTGCCGGACGTAATTCAAACGGAATCAGTAGTGATATACGGCAAATTTTGCAAAATCCCCAAAAACGTTTTCGCCGGATCCGAAATGAGAAAGGTGAATTGGTTCTATCACAACCGATGAAAGATTATCATCCAGGGCAAGGTGTATACCGCTCTGCATACAAGAACGCTCTCCGAACATCTGCAACAACTACGAACACAGCTTATCGTAGTGCAGACTATGAACGTTGGAGTAAACAGGATTTTATACTAGGAATTGAGATACAGCGTTCGGCCAATAATCGCGGACCGTGTAAGATCTGTGATGCGATGATTGGAAAATATCCGAAAACGTTCAAATTTACAGGCTTTCATCCTTTTTGTATCTGTTTTGCTACTCCTATCACCATGGAACCGGAAGACTTTGCTGATTTCTTGCTGAATGACACAGTTCCGAAAGAGCAGGTTATTACAGATATTCCCCAGGGAGCAAAGGATTTCGTCAGAGAGAATAAAGATGGATTGCAATCGGCTTTCTGGTATAAGGATAACTTTACCAATGATGGAGGACTACAAAGAGAAATAGTTTCCCAACCTATTACGAATGAAGTTATAAAGGTTTCTAGACCTAAACGCATCAAAACTGATGCAGAGAAAAATGATATTCAAAAAAGATGGGAAGAACGATTTGCGAGAAACTTCAATCAAACCAAGATTGAGCAAAAAATTGGTATTAAGAGAGGTAAGGAAATGACTTTCGAAGAAGCTAATGAACTACAGGGAAATATAAACTTCAGTAAGAGCCATGAATATGGTGTAAACTGTCAATCATGCGTTGTTGCAAACGAATTAAGGCGACGTGGATATGATGTAACAGCATTGCCTAATCTTCAAAAAGCCGGGAATATTCCTTACGAACTGTCTAGCAAAACAAATTGGGCTTGGATTGATCCAGAAACTATGGCAACACCTGTCAAAAAGAGAGCAGGAGGTGTATATGATGTAACTAGAACAGGTGCTTTAAAAAGCAAGAATATTAGTGCACTTACTAAAGAGATTATAGAATTGGTAAAAGAACCAGGAAGATATCATATTGATTTCTCTTGGAAAAGTGGAAATTCCGGGCATATCATAACCTTAGAAAAATTAGTTAATGGAAAGATTGTTCTTTATGACCCTCAAAATGGCAAAATTGTTAATTGGGCTGACATATCAAAGAGAATAAAACTACAATATGGGGTAAATGTGCTTCGTGTAGATAACTTATTAGTGAATACTGATATTATTGACGGAATAGTGAGAAAATTATAGCAATGTCTCGCTGTAATCTTTTGGCATGGAAACTATACCCATGATATCTGGTGATTGTATATATGGTGCCAGATGTGCAGTATCATCTTTTACTAGGATAAATTGAGGATATCCAATACAGCACTCCTTGTCTTCTTTCCGGGATGCTGTATATGCCAAATAGCCATTCCATTCTCCATAGTAGGAAACTTGGTCGAATCCATTTTGAAGAGCGAGTGCTTTAGCTTTGACTTTATATTCTTTCTTCTTATCCATATTGCAAATGTATGCATTTGGTTCTGAAATAAAATATATAAGCAGGAAAAATTTACTCCCAATATATTTTAAGGAAAAAAGTATGAAGATTTTAGCAACCATCAAAGCAGCTTTGAAAAAAGCTGGAATTCCTGAAAAGTATGCGGCCAAGGTGCAAGCTCTTTTTGACATCGAAAGTGAAGAGAATCTGGATAATTATATTGGGCTATTCAAGGATAATATTCTTCCGGACTTGGTATCAAATGAACAAGGCAGTCAAGCCAGTATTGATGCTGCTATTGCCGCTTATGAGAAAAAACACGGTTTGAAGGATGGAAAACCTATTGAGACAACTAAGACTAAAAAAACTAAGAAGCCGAAAGATGACGAAGAAGATGAAGACGAGGAGGAAGATCTCGAAGGCTTGCCTGCTTCTGTTGTTAAGTTGTTGAAAGCCCAGCAGAAACAGATTTCCGAGTTGGCTGCATCTGTCTCTACTGTCGCTACAACAGTCACTACTTCTACGAAGCAGGCATCTGCTAAAGCATTGTTTGCAGATTCTAAACTCCCTGCAAAATGGTTCAATCGTATTGATGTCAATTCTGAAACTTCTGTTGAAGACCAGATTAAAGAGCTTCAAGAAGAATTTGCCGAAATCAAACAATCTGTTATTGATGATGAAGTCGCCGGTGGTGATTACAAGCCTAATTCCTATAAGCCCAAAGAACGTACCGAACAGGAATGGTTAAAGTTAATGGAGGATGAGGAAAGCTCTGATAATGGCACTGCTAGCCTTGGTCTGGAAGAATAATTATTAATATTAAAAGCTATGTTCAGAAAAAAACAAAGTGAATTTCAGTATGCTCCTGGTATCGAAAAGATTATCGAGGACATTCAGGGCGGTGGAACTATTGCCCGCGCGGAACTGAAGGGAATCATCGACGAGCTTCCTCCGCTTGTAATTGTGGGTAAAGATGCTAATGGCCTTTACCATGTTGTTAAAACCGGAAAAGTTACTGCTGTCGCGGCTGCCGATGCTGTTGCTATTCAAATCGCAAAGAATCATGTGTTTAAAGTTGGGGAAGCCGTTACAATCGGCGGTGCTTTAACCGGAGCTTCTGATGTAATCTCTGCAATTGACAAAACCAATGCAGCTTATGACACAATAACTCTTTCCGGAGCTATTGGAGCCGCAAAGATTAATGATGTCTTAGTTCTTGTTACTGCTAAAGCTGCTGCCAAAGCTGCAAAGTTCAAGTATACCCCGGAGGTTATCACCATGAACAAGGTTGATGTGACCGTAGCTAACCAGCAGTCAGGCCTCTTGGTGCGTGGTACTGTTAATGAAGCAGTAATGCCCTACCCTGTTGACGACGCTATTAAAGCATTGCTCCGTTTTATCCGTTTTGTCTAATCCATTAAAATAAATGATATATGGAAAGAAGTTTAATTAAACAAGTGAACCGTAAGAACATGGGAGCACGACTTAACTCACGTAAAGTTAAGCCGGTCTTCTTCCCTAACTTCTTCGGTGTAAAGCAGAAAGATTCTCTGAAATGGGAAACTTTGACCGGAGAGAAAGGTGCTCCTGTTATTGCAGACGTTATCAGCTTTGATTCTTCTGCACCGCAAAAGAAACGTGAAGTTGTAGGTAAGATGTCAGGTGATATCCCCAAGACTGCCGTTAAGCGTGGTATGAATGAAAGCGACTGGAACGAATACCGGCAACTTAGCCGTGATTGTGAAGGTGATTCGGATTTGAAATCTATCCTTGACCTCGCTTTCAAAGATCAGGACTTTGTATATAACGCTGTTCGTGGACGTTTCGAATGGTGGTGCATGCAGCTGATGTCTAAAGGTGGGTTCACTCTAAACTCAAGCAATAATAACGGTATTGTTACCGAGGAATTTGTTGGTTGTGGTATGAAGAATGAAAATAAAAAGGTTTCTGCTGCTGACTGGGCAAATGCAAACACTGCAGACGGATTGCAAGACATTGAAGATACAGTAGTTTCTGCCTCTGCTGATGGTGTTACCATTAAGTACGTAGTGATGCGTAAAGATCGATTTGCTTTATTGAAGAAACAGAAAGCCGTTATCGAGAAAGTTAAAGGCTGGATCAATCAGAAAGAAAAGCTGACTATCTCCAAGAAAGTTATCAATGAATATCTCTCTGCACAAGAGAATACAGAAGGTGTTCAAATTGTCTTAGTGAGCCCGGCTGTTCGTATTGAAGATGCTTCTCATAATCGCACTACGATCAATCCATGGGAAGCCGCTAATATCTGTTTTTTGGAAGATTTACAATGCGGTGACATCCAACATGGTCCTATTGCAGCGGAACATTCTGTCGAGTACAAGAAGAAAGCAACAACACTGAAAAAAGACTTTGTTTTTATCAGCAAGTGGTCTGAACTTGAACCGTTCAAAGAGTGGACTAAAGCAGAAGCTAATGCCATCCCGGTAGTTAACGATCCTGATGCAATGTATATCATGAAAACTGATGCTAAGGAATGGGCGGCCGATGAAGATACTGAAAAAACAGATGAAGAGTAAACTATAATGGCAACAATCAGAGAAACAATACTGGAATATCCATCTATTGGGGATATGGAAGGCTTCTTGGATAAGGTAGTCTTCGTTAGGCGGGGTATCAACCCCGAAGCGGAATGTACTACTGAAAGCATGAAGCAAGTCGGTCTTTGTGTCGCTGATATGTATGCCATGATGGTAAACTCTCAAGATTTCAGTGAAAACAAGCTTTCTATCACTCATCCCCGTTCTTTCTATATTCAGACTGCAAAGCAACTGTACATAGAGAACGGGGAGTCGGAGAAAGCTGCTAAACTTGGGAAACGAATCATTATCAAAGGGAGAGCTGGTAACAGATGGTAAAACGGTATCCACATACAGCAATAGTTACTATTGAGGCTAACGGGCACTTAGTTAATGGTGAATGGGTTCCTGGGAAACCGGTTGAAATATCTGTCCCCGGACGATACGACCCGGTAAGCGATGGAAGAATTGTTTTAAAACACAATTCGGCTGGTGATGAAACACAGGTACATGGCTATTTCTACTCCAAAATGCAACCGCCGGCAGATAGTAAGTTTTTGCGTTTGAAAGTTGCATCAAAGGGTATTGATGTACCGGTTATCTGTTGGGAACCTTATCAATCACATTCAATTATCAACGTATGAAAAATGGCATGACTCCCCTATTCACCTTTGATGAAATGGAACGCTGGTTCGACCATTTTCAAAGTAAAGCAGAAGATAAGATGCTTGTTTTCCTGCAAGCAGGAGGTGAAAAGTTTATCGAAGTAGCCCGCCGGAGTGGCTCATATAAAGACCAGACTGGTAATCTTCGTTCCTCTATCGGATATATAATAGCTAAAGACGGTGAAGTGGTTACAGAGAACTTCAAAGAAGGAGACAAAGGTACTGACAAGACCACCGGTAAGTACAAAGGTCGTAGGCTTGCAGAAGAAGTCTCACTGTCGTATACTGGTGGTTATGTGTTGGTCGGTGTTGCAGGAATGGAATATGCGGCAGCCGTGGAAGCTAAAGGGTATGAAGTCGTTTCAGGTGCGAACGTTCAATGTGAAAAATATCTAAGGGAGACATTGAAATCTGTTTTTAGTAAAATTTGAATATGGATGAATTTGACGCTGTAGATATAGTTTATAATGCTGTGGCCGCTGCGGGCACCGATGTTATGGTTTACAAGGACAAATCGGAAGCAGGCTTGACCAATGAACATATCGTTATCAATCATCTGCAATTGAATGAACTTGACTTTATCAATAAAGTGCCTGTTAACATCAATATCTTCGTACCTTGGAGTGATGAGAATGGTATGTTAAAACGTCAACGAATGAAAGAATTAAAGCGTAAGGTGCGGAAGTCGCTTGATTCAATCAATAGTAATGACGGTGTATGTAAAGAAGTGACAGTTCTCTGGAGTGTTCCAATGCCGGACTTGAAAGAGAAATTCGCTTGTACAAATATTAGATTAGAAATTTTAATAGATCAATAATTATGGCAGGAGAAGTAAGACCTATCGCTATGGGCGTAGGTAAAATTAAATTTGGAACAGTCGGTGACGGCGTTCCCGGTGCAGATCTCAAAGATTATCCCCTTCCGACCAAAGGAAGTGTTGCATTCAACTTTGCAGATCCCAAAGAAGTAAAAATTGAAGTGGAAGGCAGTGAAGAACCTTTTTATGTTGAACTTGTGAAAGATACGACAGATTATGTCGAGTTCTCCATCCCTACTCCATCAAATGAGGTTCTCAAAGAACTGGCAGGCGGTGAAGTAGATACAACAGGCGGAAAAAACATCTGGAAAAAGCCTCTTAATACTCCTTCTATTTCAAAAACGTTCCAGTGCGAAACATTACCTAAAAACGGTAAGAAGGTCGTTTATACCATCGTGAATGGTAAGATCGCCTCAAAGATTTCGCAGGCTCCCGGATCAGAACAAGCAGAGTTGTTGCTTGTTCGTGTATATATGCAAGCTGCTGTTACTGTAGACGGTAAGAGACAGACCGCTTTTATGCGCGAAGTAGTTACTATTGCCGAAGGCGGAGAAGCCCCAGCTAATGCAGCGAATGTCGAAAGCGGAGAAGCTGCTCCAAGTGGTGCGAAAAAATAATTAACGGTCCTGTATAGCTTAAGTTGGTTAGAGCGCTACATTTATTAAGTAGAGACCGGCGGTTCGATTCCGTCTACAGGAACAAACTATTGAAGGATGGAGCTGAAAGTATTGAAGGTTAGTTGCAAATAACCGGAAGTATTGCCCGGAAGTACAACGGGCTAGGCTCCTTGAGGAAATTATGAGTATAAAGAACTTATTTCAGCAAGAATCGGAATCTGTAACGGAGCAGCCTGTCAAGATTCCATTTGATTTTACTAACCGAGATTCTATTCCAAAAGGAAAGGATCCCGGTGATTGTATTGTAATAAAGCCTATCACTGTCCGGACATGGTTTAGAATTCGTCCGCTTCTCCTTGAAATTGAAAAGGAAGATATTGATAAAATGATTGTGAAAGATGGTGAGCTGAATGCTGAGTTTCCAGAATTGATGAATAAATACGGAGGATTGCTTTTTGATATTGTCTGCCTGGGGATTCACAATAAGCCTAATGATCCTCCGGAATGGTTCAAGAATACTCTCGCAGACAATACGACATGGGAGGATATACGAATCCTGTTTAATGCAATCATATATCGTATAGGGTATCACCCTTTTTGCACATCTATCACGATGCTTCGGAACGTGAGCCCGCTACGAGAGACGGAGATAATAGCCGCTCGGAAGAATCTGCAAAGCTGGAAGGATATAACCAAAGCAGATTCTTAGTTATTGCAAAAGAAGCCCTAGGATTAACGTTTAATCAGACGTTGGATAGTAGCTATGGATTAATAGAGATATTGCTTCAGGAGTACTCATTTGTGATGAAACAGCGTAATAAAACGACTGACGAAGACGGAAATGTTGAAGGGCAAGATTACGAGTGGGTAGAACTTCCCTCTTTCGATGATCCTAGTAAGACGGTCAGGATAAAGAAATATAACGATATTGCTGGAAAGGTCAAACGATAAGGTAATTTGCCATTGTGTTTATATATTAGGTTAACTGTTTTTTTATAAATTGGTTTAGAGTATGTTTTCTAGTCCCTTGTATCTGTGAAGATATGGGGGATTATTTTTTAATCTCCTGAAGCTTCTGATTGAGAGATGCATTATCCCGCTGTAGATTCTCAATCAATCTTTTCTGATAAGCGAGCATCCCTTCAATTCTTCCTTCATCCTTGCCCTTCTTGTAAGCAGCATTGATTTCTTCTTCTGTGTAGTTCCTTTTATTCACTACAGATACGTTCTCATTTTCCTTGGTCATGGCGCTAATGAATAGTAATTTATATATTATAGAAAAAGGCTATCTCTCCCCTATTCTTTCCGACCAAGGAACATAATCTATTGCAACGCATTAGGATTATGTAGCAAAGGGAATTGATAGCCTATATTGTGGTATAGTAGGCGAATCAACTCCCTAATACGTTGAAATAAAAATCGTTCCTTGGTCTTAGAACACTGCAAAGATGCTTATTCTTCTCGAAATAGCCAAATTTTACCTCCTCTTTATATTTTAAGAATAAATGCTATATGGGTATTCAGAATAAAGATGGTGCGTTATATTTCGCTACAGGTATAGATAATTCAGGGCTATATTCCGGGCGTCAAGAAGCGATGGGAATCATAAAGGCAATGGCCGGTGAAATTACCGCTTTTGATGTATTCGGAGGGATTGGCATTAGTGCGGGAATCGCTTTTACTCAAGCAGCCAAAGAAGCATATAACTTCGAAAAGCAGTTCCAGCAAAGCATGAAAGAAGTTGCTACTCTTTCAAGCGGGATAAAAGGCAGTCTTACCGATTTTATGAATAGCGTTATTGATATGACTAGAGAGGTTCCAGTCGGAGCCGTAGAGTCAGCGAAAGCACTATATCAGATTGTATCTGCAGGACATGATGGAGCGGATGCTATGAATATTCTAAAAGTATCTGCTAAGGCTGCTATCGGCGGCGTTACAGAAACGGCTACTTCGGCAGATGCTATCACTACAATTCTTAATGCATATAAAAAAGGAGCTTCTGAAGCAGAATCTGTTTCTGATATGTTATTTACCACAGCCAAGCTTGGTAAAACTACAATGGGAGAACTTGGAAAGAGTATTGCTCAAGCTGCTCCCATTGCCTCGTCCTTCGGTATTAATATTGAAGACGTGCTAGCAGCTGTCGTATCAATAACCAAACAAGGTGTTCCAACAGCCGAAGCGATGACTAAAATACGTGCGGCAATTATGGGAACGGCTAACCATTTAGGTGATGCAACCTTTTCCGGACGTTCTTTCCAGGAAGCATTACAGCTGATCTATAACGAAGCAAACGGAAGTACTACAAAAATGAAAGAATTATTGGGTACCGACGAAGCTTTACAGGCTGCACTAATGATAACCGGACAAAATGCAGTAGGTGCTGCGTCCGATCTGGAACAAATGAAAAATGCAACAGGTGCCGCAGAAGCTGCTTTTATAGAAATGTCCTCATCAGCCGAGAATCAAATGAAGCTTCTTGGTAATAATATAACAGCTGCCCTTCGCCCGTTAGGAAAAGAAATCTTAAAGGAAATATCCAGTGCAGCGCAATCTATGAATGAAGCCTTTGCTGACGGAAGCGCTCAAGAAGCATTGAAAGAAATAGGAGCATTAATAGTTGTTGTTACGACTGCCCTTGCAGGATACAAAGGCAGTATTCTTGCTGTAAGTACTGCTAAGCAAGTATATGCAACGGTAACAGCAATTGTAAATCGACAGCGTGCTATTGAGGCCGCTGATTTAGTCCTAAAGAAAGGCTTGTACGCTATTGAGGCAACAATGATTGCAAAGAATACATCTTCTCGTATCTTATTGACAAAAGCCCTCAAAGCTCAAACTATTGCACAACTAAAAAATGCTGCTGCAATGTTAACTAATCCTTATGTATTAGCAGCTGCCGCATTTGCAGGGCTTGGGTATGCAATTTACAAATGTGCTACAGCAGAATCTGTCTCCGAAAGAGCTATAAGAAAGCATAATGCTGCTATGGAGACTCAAAAAAAACATTTTGATGAATTGAAAAATAAGGCAGAAAGTCTTGTCAATATTATAAGAGATGAAACATCCAGTCAATTTGATAAATTAAGTGCATACAAACAACTTCAATCTATAATGCCAAATGTTTTAAAAAATCTTGATTTAGAGAAGATTAAAACAATGGAACTCCATGATATTTTAAAACTACTCAACAAAGATAAAAATGAGCAATATGTAATGGGGATTAAGGTTAGAGCTGTTATGAAGCAAGAAGAACTTGATGCAGCTACCGCTGAATGGCAAAAGGCTATCGATGAAGCTGAAAAAAATAGAAAAGATGGTATTGAAGATCCAGGATTAAGTATAAGAATTGGACGATTAGCCAAAAAGAAGAATGAAGCTGCAGAGTCTGCCCGTCTTGCAAAAGAAGAAGTAGAGAAAATAAATGAATTCAGAAGAAAGCAAAGGAAGAACAAAAGAAAGAAGAAGAAAAAGCTGCCATTCAAAATAAAGCCTTTTGGACAAAACAAAAAGAAGATGCTACTAAAGCATTGGAATCAATCGCTTCAGCACAAAAGAAGCAAATGGATGCCGGAAAGTTCAAAGGGATAGATTCTGCTGTGGTAAAGTCTTATAAAGAAAATGTCAAGAAGCTAAAGGAGGCTGAAAAAGAATTAAAAGTCTATGATTCATCTTCCAAGAAGGATGACCAAGCGAAAAAGCTACGTGAAGAACAGGAGAAATATAAACTCCTGCTAGATAAGCAGAATAGAGAGCAACAGCGTATGAAAGAAGACTCTGCAAACCAACTAGAGCAGCTTGAAATAAATAAGCTTAAAGAGAGCAGTGAAAAGGTTCTAAAACAAAGGGAACTCAATCATAAACTAGAATTACAGGCTATCGATCGCGAAGCTGAAGACAAAAAGTTAAAAGTGATTGAAGATGCTCGTTCCGCCTTTGATGCTAATCCTGACAATAAAGATAAAATCTTCAATGCATCAGTATATGTCAAGTCAGAGCCAGTAAAGAAACAGTTTGATGCATTTGATAAAGTTGCTAATGAAAAAAAGGAAACTACAGATTTAAAGTACAATCGTGGGGATGATTTAGCTGATTTGCTGAATCAGTATCAAGACTATACGGACCAACGCCTTGCTATTGAACGAAAGTTCAATGAAGATATTGCTACCCTGCAGGAACAACGAAAACAAGCAGTAAAGAATGGAGATACAGATCAAGTAGAACAGATTGATCGTTCCATAGCCCAGGCGACAAAAAACAAGGGAATGGAATTGATGGGCCTGGATTACGATAAGTTGAAAGAGTCTCCGGAGTATGTTCGTGCATTTGAAAATCTGAAAGAAACGTCTTCTGAAACTCTTAATTCTCTGCTTACTCAATTAGAGAATGCAAAGAGTACGGCTGCCAAAGTTCTTTCTCCGGACCAGCTTCGCGAATATACTAGTACTATTCAATCAATTATGGATGAATTGGATTCACGTAACCCGTTTCAATCATTATCTGACAAGAAGAAAGAACTAGCAGAAGCAGAGGAAGAGTTAGCTAATGCGCAAATTGAATTAGAAAATGCTAAACAGACTCAAGAAGCTGTAAAAGGTGGTGCTAAGATTGAAAATGGTGTCAAGTCCTCTAAATTCAACGAAAAGACTGGTAAAATTGATTCCACAAAAGCTTATCTGACCGAGGCACAGGCTTTGGATAAAGTAAAAGAAAAGACTTCGAGATACAATGAGGCGAAAGATAAGGTGGTACAGAAGGATGCTAAGGTAAAGAAAGCAGAGAAAGATGTAAAAGCACAGTTAGATGAATTATCAGACGCATTAACTGATGTTGGAAAATCAATCGGTGGACCGGCTGGTGAAATTATCTCATTGATTGGTGAAATAGGGACCTTTGCATTGACTGCTATGAGTGGTGTTGAAATGGCAGCAGATACATCGGCTAACGCTATCAGTACAGTTGAGAAGGCATCTGTTATTCTTGCTGTTATTAGTGCCGTTATACAGGTAGCAACAAAGATTTTCAGTATGTTCACTAAGGACGATACGACAGAAAAATACGAGAAAGCGAAAGAAACGTATGAATCCTATATTAATATTCTTGATCGGATAATTGAGAAACAGCTGGAGTTAGCGGAGACCTTGACAGGAGATACCGCAAACGCTGTTTATGAAGCTGCTATTGCCAATATCAAAGAACAAAGCGCAAATGCCCGAGTACTGGGGCAACAATACTTAAATTCTGGTGCTTCTGGAAAGTCACACTCAAAGGGTTATGATGAAGTAGATGATATGTCCGGTGAAGGTTGGAAACAAGCTGCAGAGGCATTAGGCATGTCCGTAAAGGAATTTAAAAAGAAAATGGGTGGTCGTATGACTGGATTATTTGATTTGACCGATGAGCAACTTGCGGAACTTCAGGAACATGCCGGTATCTTCTGGTCTCAACTTGATTCAGACACGCAGAAATTTGCAGATCAAATCGCAAATGGTGTCGGACAGGTAGCGGAGGTGCTGGAACAGCAAATAGCTGATACCACGCTTCTTGATTACAGCTCTCTTCGTTCAGACTTTCAGGACTTGCTTAATGATATGGACGCCGATTCTGCTGACTTCGCTGATAACTTCGAGGAATATATGAAGAATGCCATCGTAAATTCTATGCTTAAAGAAGAATTCATGGACAGCTTAATGGCTTGGAGAGAAAAACTTAACAATGCTATGGATGACGGTGTGACTGAAGATGAGTATAATGCACTGAAGGCAGAAGGGCAACAGCTCTCTAATGAAATGAAAGCAAAACGAGATGTAATGGCAGAAATGTTCGGCTGGAATGATAACGACGATGAGCGTGAGGCATCAAAGAAAGGATTTGCTTCAATGTCGCAAGATTCAGCCAACAAACTAGATGGAAGCTTTGCTGTAATGACTTCGCATACTTATTCTATAAATGAGGAAGTTAAGAGTATTAATTCAGGAACAGAGAAAATAGCAGAGAAACTGTCATATCTAATAAATATGGATAAGAATATGGCTGAAATGCTTCGGGGTAATGATACTATTGTTTCCCATTTATCGGATATCTCCAATTACACATCTAACCTTGTGGAAATAAGAGAGTTCATGTACGCTGTAAAGCTGGGAATAGACACGTTAAACACTAAAGGTATAACACTTAAGCGATGAAAGGGCAATTACTAATAGACAGAATAGATGCTTATATCAGTTTGGGTATATGTATTACAAAGGGAAGTTATAATAACCTGGTAGCATTTCCAACCATGAAGGAACCGGACAAGAATGATTGGCCGGAAGAAGACGGACAGGAATTTGATCTTTCTAGTCCTACATTGGATACGGCTGAAGTAAGCATTGAATTTGCGTATATAGGCAGTTTGGGTATTGGTGGATTGATTGATATACTTTCTGACTTAAGCTATCATGAATTTTACTTTCCTTTCATTGACAGGAGTTATAAGTTACGTCTGTCTTCCCAAAGCAGCTATGTTATTAATCCGAGCCTTGAAGTTGCTAAATTTATTTTTAGTAACGACTTCCCCCGAGAAGTCGATTACGAATACCAGGAGCCCGTAAATGAGCTTCCAATGCCTAAAGGTTACGAGATTGATGACAAAGACTTATCCGATTATGGCGTAGTCGTATTGCAAGGTAGCAATGCTGAAATACTAAAGGCTCCGACGGTAAAAAAGAACCTATTACAGAATTTCAAGCGTCAAGACGGGGCAATCTACGATGGTGAAGTTGTGAAATTCCAAACCAAAGAAGTATCTCTCAAATGCCTGATGCGGGCCGGGACGGTTGAATTGTTCTGGCGTAATCACGATGCCCTACTCCATGATTTAACACGGCTATCTGCTAAAGTCGATGATGAAGGATATGAGTATTCCGATGCGGAACGTATATTTTATTGTGATGAATGGAGTGAAAGCTATCCCTGCTATTATAAGAGTTGTCAGACGAATGATTTCATGCTAAATAACGGTGTATGGTGGGAATTTACCTTGAAACTCGTATTTACCAGCTTCCGGATCGGAGAAACGGAGTTCTTGCTTTCATCCGAAGCGGGCGAATTTATCATAACAGAGGACGGAGAGTTTTATATAGATTTAAATTGATTTGCTATGCCATTAAAGAAGAAAAAAATATCAGAACTGAACGAAGCCAGCGACATGAAAGGCTTCTTCACTATCGGCTACCGAGTAATCAACGGAGTTAAGACTAGCCTTAAATTTGGTTTAGAGAAGATTCAGACTGCCTTGGATAATATGCTCAAGGCTACGAGTGATGCACAAACAGCAACTACCGATATGAGGCAGTTAGAAGCCACAGTTGAAGAGAATGAATCGACTCGTGAAACTGATGAATCCCGTCGCAATGCTTCCGAACAATCCAGGCAGACAGCCGAAACGAATCGTTCTCGTGAAGAGCAAGCCCGGGAAGTTGCTGAATCAGTACGTATCACTAATGAAAATGCACGTAAAACCGCTGAAAGTGGACGCTCTACTGCTGAAACTGCACGGGACAATGCAGAAAAGAAACGTGTAACTGACGAAGGTACACGAGAATCTAACGAGCAGGTTAGAAAGAATGCTGAAACAGCGAGAGGCAATGCCGAATCCGAACGTGTGACTAATGAGAATGCACGCAAATCTGCCGAAACTTCCCGTGTGTCCGAAGAAGATAAAAGAAAGACTTCCGAAACAGAACGTGTTACGGCTGAAACCGGACGTTCCTCTGCTGAAAATATCAGAAAGCAAAATGAAGATGCGCGTAAGACAGAAGAAGCGGCCCGCGTAACTGCTGAAGATAAACGGGTAATTGCTGAATCCGGACGTGTTGATACAGAAGCTGAACGTGTCTCGGATGAACAAACACGTAAAAGTAATGAAGATGCACGCAAGACCGCTGAAACAGGTCGTTCTTCTGCTGAATCGGAACGTGTGAAGGAAGAAGACAAACGAAAAACTGCGGAGAGTGGTCGTTCTTCCGCTGAATCTACCCGTGTTTCTGCCGAGGATAAGCGGAAAGCAGATGAAGCGACAAGGGAAACGAATGAAACCTCGCGTGTGGCTGCCGAATCTAACCGTGTTACTGTCGAATCCGAACGTGTATCTGCCGAAGCAGCCCGCAAGTCAGCGGAGACAGGCCGTGACTCCGAAGAAAACAAGAGAAAGGCTGCTGAAACTTCCCGCGCTACGGCTGAAACTTCCCGTTCGTCAGAAGAAGACAAGAGAAAGCAGAATGAAGATGCGCGTAAAACTGCAGAAGGTACTCGCGGATCAAATGAGGCTAAGCGTGTAAACGCTGAAACGGAACGTGTCGAAGCAGAGTCTCAACGTAAGTCAGAGTATGCCGGTATTGTGCAGGAAATGACACAGGCAACAGAAGAAGCCACGGCAGAGCTTGAAGCCGTTAAGAAAGCTACTAACGATGCAAATGCCGCTAAAAATGCGTCTGTTGAGCAAACAGCCCTTGCTAAGAAAGCCACGGATGCGGCTAATACTGCGGCTGGTAGTGTTAATGCAGCTAAAGATGCTGCAACTACTGCGGCTGCAGGGGCCAATGCTGCTAAAGCTGAATCAGAAGCTCAAACCGCCTTAGCGAAGAAAGCGACAGATGAAGCAAATGCGGCTAAAAATGCATCTGTTGAGCAGACAGGATTAGCAAAAAAAGCGACTGACGATGCGAACGCTGCTGCACTGGCTGCTAATAATGCTGTATCGGGAGTTGATGCAAAAGTGAAAGCTGCCGTCGATGCACTTGTTGCCGGTGCTCCGGATGCTCTCGATACACTTATTGAGTTAGCGAACGCACTTAACAATGATCCTAACTTTGCCACGACGATGGCAACAGAGCTGGGAAAGAAACTTAATATTTCTGATATTGTTAATAATCTGACAAGTGGAGGGACTAATAAAGTGCTTTCTGCCGAACAGGGAAAAGCTTTGAAAGCTGCTCTGGACTCACATAATCATGATAGTAGATATGAACTGATTATCACTAAACTTACCGCTTTTAATAAAGATTTTGGTACCACTGCCGGAACAGTATGCCAGGGAAATGATTCACGGTTGAGTGATGTCCGCACTCCCAAGGCTCATACGCATAAGAAAGCGGATATTAGCGACTTCCCAACCTCGATGCCGGCAAGCGATGTACCTGCATGGGCGAAAGCAGCTTCTAAGCCAGCCTATACAGCAAGCGAAGTAGGTGCATCTCCATCTAATCACAATCATGCAGGTACTTATGAACCTGCATTTACCAAGAACTCTGCTTTTAATAAGAATTTTGGCAGTGCGGAAGGAACCGTATGCGAGGGAAATGATGCACGTCTAAGTGATACACGTGTACCGAAAGCGCATACTCACAAAAAGTCTGAAATCAGTGATTTCCCCTCCTCTATGCCTGCGAGCGATGTACCTGCATGGGCGAAGGCGGCAAATAAACCATCCTATACAGCTTCCGAAGTCGGTGCTTCTCCGTCGAATCATACTCACGCAGGAGTATATCAACCGGTCGGAAGTTATGCAGCGAGTTCGCATACACACGGAGCAACGGATATAACTCCTGATAGTATTCACCGTTTTGTTACCGATACGGAAAAAGAGACGTGGAACAGCAAAGCTGCGGGAAACCATAATCACGATTCAGTGTATCAACCTAAAGGTAGTTATGCTGCTTCATCACATAGTCATGATGCGACGGATATTAACCAAGATAGTACGCATAGATTTGTCACGGATTCAGAAAAGGCAAATTGGGATAGTAAGGCTGCAGGAAATCACAACCACGATTCAGTATACCAACCTAAGGGTAGTTATGCTGCAAGTTCTCATAAACATACAGCGACGGACGTTGAAGAAGATTCGACTCATCGTTTTATGACGGATGCAGAACGTACAAAACTTAGTGGAATAGCCTCCGGAGCTAATAATTACTCTCATCCGGCTTCTCATCCAGCATCAATGATTGAAGAAAGTACTACAAGAAAATTTATGACTGACGCAGAGAAAACTTTACTAAGTTCTCTCGGAACTAAGGCTGCTCAAATTAAAGAGCAAAACTTAGGACAAAACGGTTATCGAAAATATGAAGATGGATTATTGATTCAATGGGGATATATGTCTCCAAACTCAATGAACAGTACTACAGGTGAACAAAATGTATTTTTGTCTACATCATTCTACAATGATACTTACACAGTAATTACTACAGTAATAAGTAGCCATACATTGCCTATTGTAAAAGAGATAGTCAAGAAATATACTTCTTATTTTATTACTAAATCAATTCAATATGGAACAATAGCTGGGGAAAGTTATGGTTGGTTTGCAATAGACAAATGGAAACTTTAAAAATAAGAATTATGAAGTATTGGAAACAAGGATTCTATGACGAGCCTATAGACGGTTCGGTAGAAATTGCGGAAGAGCATTATCAGGAGTTGTTAGCTGGGCAGTCGGCTGGTTTACTAATCGTTGAAAGTAAGGCCGGTATTCCTATTTTACAGGAATACAAACCTACTCTTGAAGAAATTAGGAATCAAAAGTTAGGTTCATTGCGAGAGTATGACGTATCCGAATCGGTAAATCAGCTTAGTATTGATAATGTATCAGGATGGTTGAGCAAAAGTATCCGTGTAGGGCTTATGAACTCAATTAGTATTGAAAGAAAAGCTGGACGATCTGAAACAAGTATTTGGCTAGGTGATACACAGTTTATTCTCTCTATCGAGAAGGCCATTAATATGCTGCAAGAGATTGAGTTATATGCCCTTGCGTGCTATAATGTGACGCAAAGGCATATAAACTCTATCAATCAGCTATACACAAAAGAAGAAATTGAAGCATACAATTTCAAGACTGGTTACCCGGGAAAGCTAAGTTTCACCGGATAACCGACCGTATAATCATAGTTTTCAATTTCCTCAATTGTCTGCAATGATTTGACTGCTGCGATGTGAGATTGTGTCACATTGTAGCAGTTGAGCGCATACATTTCAATCTTATTCAGCATTGCTAAAGCGTCCGGAATGGGAATGATATATTTTATTGCATCATACCACAGGATTGTATGCGTTTTCCCTGCATTTTTCTCAATCGAAATTGAGTTAAATAATCCAACACGTGTGGATTTGTCTAACCATACACTTTTCCTTTGAATTTTAAAAGAATTGACATTGGCCGATTTGTCAAATATCTGTATTTCAGATATTTTCATTTTTCGCACTTCTTCGATGTTGTACTCATATTCTACCAATATTGGGTAGCAATTCTTGCTTTCAACTATGAGTAATCCAGCAGATTGACCAGCTAATAACTGATTGTAATACTCTTCTGTAATTTCTACCGAGCCTTCCTGATGCTCATCATAAAATCCTTGTTTCCAATACTTCATAAATCTTATTTTTAAAGTTTCCATCTACCTATTGCAAACCAACTAAATTCTGCGGAAGATGTGTTATTTGAACCATTCATAGAATAAGTATTTATATAATTAAAACTACCCACTTTGATGGCTGTATAATTTGCAATCCAACTCGAATTATCTACTACATTTCCCTTTGCAGGACCTATACATAATGAATAATAAGAGTTGTAAAATGAAATAGGGAAATAAATAGTTCCTTGATAACTTACTCCTAAAGTCTTTTTTCCCCATTGTATCAATAGCCCATTTGAATATTTTACATATCCATTTTGTGCTTTTTCATTCCATAGATTTTGTGATTCTAATTGTATAGCATTAGTCCCGAGAGAACTTTGCGCAAAAAAGATTATAAAAAAGACTACCAATTTTCTACTAAAGTTATACATTCTTATTTCAATGTTATAATTTATTTCATAATTTCCAACGCCCAATAGCAAGCCAATCAAAAGTTTCTTGTGATAATCCAGTACTCCCTCCAGAGGCATAATTTCTATTAATACAAAATCGGCTAACTGTTTTAGTTGAATCATCAATAGGTGATGCGGAATAAACACCACTGTCAGATGAAGGCTTGTAAACTGTTGCAAATATCTTATAACTTTTATCAAAAAATGATGTAGACATAGTTATGGTGTAGCTAACAACTGAAGAACCTGAAACTTTTCCCCATTGGATTAACAGTCCATTTGGAAACTTACAGTAACCATTCTGTCCGAGGTTCTGTGTCGTAACATTGGAAAAATCTTTCAACGCACAATTTGTTCCGAGAGAACTTAGGTGAATTAAACTACATTTTGAGTGATTTCTTTTAAATATTTTTCATTTTGATTTATTTCATGACAATGCCGTTGATGTTGTGTGTTATATATTATTTTGGCAATGATTCGTCTATCATTTCCTTACTTTTATGCCTATTATTCAATACATTTCTATTTGACGTTTATATTTTAGGATATAATTCTAAGGACATGATAAGTTTATATAATGGTGATAAGGAAATAAAAATCGAAGTAAAGGATGAAAGCTACTCTTATGAAGCTATCATGGGAGAAGATACACTCACTTTGTATTTTTCTCATCCGGGGTATATTGAAATTCCGGTTGGCTCCTGGTGTGACTTCTACGGGAAGCGTTATTCCTTGAAGAAGGATAGCAATTTCAAGAAGAACGGTGAACGTAACTTCGAATATACATTGATTCTGGAAACTGGGAAGGCTGATACGATGTTGTGGAAAGTACGCCATACCGTTGATAGAAGTATTAAGTTCTCATATACAGCTAAGGCACACGAACATCTACGTCTACTCGTTGAAAACCTGAACCGTCGGAGTACCGGTTGGAAAGTCGGTGATTGCATTGAGGGAACGGAGAAAGTAATCAACTACAATCACACTTATATTCTTGACGCTCTCAATCAACTTGCAGAACTATATGAAACAGAATGGCAGATCACTGAAGAAACTGTGAATGGAAAGCAAATTAAGACTATCCATCTGCGTAAAGTTGAGTATAACAAGGAGAACCCTTTGAAACTGTCGTATGGTAAAGGCCACGGCTTCAAGGTCGGTGTTGGTAGGACTTCTGGGGATATACCACCCGAAATAATTTTGGTAGAAACTACAGATCGCAATATTGATTATTCTACATACGGATCTAAATACCTGTTACTTCCAAAGAATAAGACTCTTGTTTACGAAGGGAGAACGTATAAGACAGATGCGGATGGAACTTGTGTCATGCGTGCTGATAAAGAACTTACAACAGCAAAGGAAGATAGTCTGGACTGTACAGCTATTTATCCTTCCCGTGTTGGTACTGTTAGTTCTGTTATTGAAGTGAACAAGGAGAATAACTTCTTTGACTTTGTAGATAAAGACATTCCTGAAGAATTGAATTTCGAAGATTGTCTCATAGCAGGAGAAACAATGACGGTTATTTTCCAGACTGGTATGCTTACAGGCAAGGAGTTCGAAGTAAAGTATATCCATGAAGCGAAAGACAAGAAAGAGGCACGTCGATTTGAAATTGTTCCGCAGGAAATTGATGGTATTACTATGCCGGAGCCGGAAGTCTGGCGACCGAAGGTTGGTGATACATACGCAGTGTTCGGAATGCAATTGCCGAAGGCTTATATCTGTAACGATAGCACACAAACGGGTGCTAGCTGGGAAGCTTTCAAGGAAGCTGCTAAATACCTCTATGGACATGAAGATAAAACATTCATATTTACCGGGACATTGGACGGTATTTGGGCAAAGAAACGCTGGTTGGAGATCGGCGGTAAAATAGTACTCGGAGGGTATGTTGATTTCTATGATACGCAATTTCATCCGGAAGGTTCTCTTATCCGGATGATAGGAATCAAACGTTTTGTGAATAATCCTTATTCACCCGAAATTGAATTGTCTAACGAACCGATAGGCACGTCTGTTTCAAGTGATCTGAACAAGATAGAAACTAACGAGGTGACAGTTATTGAGAAGCATAAGGACGCTTTACAATTCACAAAGAGACGGTTTCGCGACGCACAGGAAACGATGTCCATGCTTGAAGATGCACTGTTGAACTTCTCCGGCTCTGTCAATCCGATAACCGTTTCAACCATGCAACTACTTGTCGGCGACGAAAGCTTGCAATTCCGGTTTGTGAACTCAAAAACAAATCCGGCACAAGTATCTCATAATATTACTTATAATGCCAGCACAAGAATACTGAATGCTCCGGCAGGAATCATCCAGCATTTGACACTCGGTATTAGTACTCTTTCTTCTTCTCACAAGGCAGATGAATATAAATACTGGGATTTGGTTGAATACAATTCTCCGGCACTCACTGATCTTGAAAAGAAATATTATCTATATGCTGTATGCAGCAAAGAGAATCAAACTGGTACGTTTCTTCTAAGCGAAACGGCTATTAAGATGGAGGGCATAGCAGGATATTATCACTTCCTAGTCGGTGTCCTCAACAGCGAGTATGAAGGTGATCGCAGTTTTGTTGAGCTGTACGGATTTACGGAGATTCTGCCGGGACGGATAACTACTGAACAGATAATTTCCCCGGATGGGGAGACGTATTTCAATTTGGTAAAAGGTGAAATAGGCGGAAATATTCAAATTAAAACCGGATCGTCTGGATTGGAAAATCTGTCTGAATGGGAAGCAGCTCACAAAGAAATTGAAGATGCTGGTAAAGCAGCAGAACAGGCCAATAATGCAGTAGAAGGGCTTCATGGTTATGTAGATGGAGTATTTGCCGATGGTATTATTACGGAAGCCGAAGCAAAAGCTATTGAAAAGTATATCAATACGATTAATAATGCTAAAGCTACGGTTGAAGCCACTTATAACAAGCTATACACGAATGTTTATTTATCCGGTTCCGCCAAAACGGGTTTATTGAATGCGAAAGTTACCCTTATGGGGTGTATTTCAGACCTGATAAATGCAATTAATACAGCTATTGACGATGGACTCACAACACCAGAAGAGAAGCAAAACGTTGATGCACATTTCGCCTATTTCAATAGTGCCTATGCTGATTTCAACACAGCCGTAGAATCTGCAAATAGAGCTATTCAGGATAAGCTAAAGGAGTTCTCGGATACCGCTATGAAAGAAGCATTGCAAGCCTTACAAGACGCAGAAGATGCCGGCAAAGCAGCGGAACAGGCAAACAGCGCAGTTAGTGGTTTGCACGACTATGTGGACGGAGCATTTGCTGACGGCATTATCACGGAAGCAGAGGCTTTAGCCATTGAGAAGTATCTAAATACAGTCAAAAATACAAGGGCAGCCGTCGAAGCTACCTATAACAAACTGTACGCAAATTCATACCTGGAAGGTGAAGCGAAAACAGGTTTGCTGAATGCCAAAATATCCCTATTTGGTGCTATTGACAATCTTATTGCTGCAATTAATGTAGCTATCAATGACGGGCAGACAACCGTTGAGGAGAAGAGGAATGTAGATGATAAGTTTGCCCTGTTTAATTCTGCCTTAGCTAGTTTCAATACAGCGGTTGAAGTTGCGAATAAAGCTATTCAGGATAAATTGAAAGACTATTCAGATCAGTGCTTCGCTGAATTGAAAGTACTCAATACTCAAATCTCCGCACAGGTGACGCGGGTCGATAGCTTAACGCAGAGGATAGATACTGCCGGATGGATTACCACGGCCGATGGAAATAAAATTTATGCTTCTAAAGAGCTAGAAAGTGGCAATACGCTTATATCTTATATCAACCAGGCAGCAGGTGAAACGACTATTCACTCTTCAAAGATTAACCTAGAAGGTGCTGTTACAATCACCGCATTGCATAGTGACCTGCAGGGAGTGATTAACTCCAAGATCGACAGAGACGGATTAGGTCAGTTGGCATTTGAAGATGCGGTTGAATATGCGAAGTTAGGCACTACCATTGTGGTAGGCGGTTACCTAAATACTGACCTGATAAAGGTTAGGCATATTGAAGCTGTTTCCGGTTTTATTGGAGGATTTACAATTGAAGGTGGTCGTCTTGTATGGACACGTTCTGATTATTTCGGAGGGACATCAAGAAGTTTAAAGCTTGGTTCAGGAACTGCAAAGGAAGGCGTTGTTAATGTGACTTTTAATGCTGCAACTGATGGTAAATTTGGAGTTTGTGCAGTAGGAGCAACAGCTGGAGGAAGTGCGGCCATCTATGGTTCTTCTAAATCAAATCCTACATATCCGAGCAATTACATTTATGCAGGTTTCTTTGATGGTAATGTGAATGTATTGGGTGATGTTTCTGCGAATGGATTTTACCCTCGTGATGGGAATGGAAATACTATGGACGTAGTATCAGATATATGGGTATATGGTTTAAAAGACAGCAATACTTTTAGATATAGAGCACATATCGTGAAGGGGATTATTGTAGAATTAAAAAATACATAAAGTTGCAATGAAAGTAAATTTAAACAGAAACTTGCTTGACTTTAGAGGTCGGGAGTTTATTGAATTAGTGAATGGGAAAGAAAGTAAGAAATCTGTCCGTGATTTGGTTGCAGAGGCATTATTTGCAGCTGGTTCTAATCCACAGAAGAATATGGAAACTTCCAAGAAGTTACGAGCATACAAAATGCTACAACAGATTATTAGCAACCGTGGAGTACTTAATATTGAGACAGAAGATGCTGCTCTTTTAAAAGAGATTTGTGGAGAATATCTCACTGCAGGTACATACGGACAAATTTATGATTTAATAGAAGGAGGAAACAAAGAATGAACATTACAGCAACTAACAGCACCGCTTCAACTAAGGTTACGGATGCTATCAGGGTTAAATACAGAATGTCAACCCGTGGTACCGAAGCGGTGAAAGATATTACTGCCGAGATTGTCAAGGATGAAACGGTAGTCGGATTCTTCAATGCATCACGAAATGGAGTAACCGGCTTCTCGCTGCATGAGGATCATGGGCTAACCTCTGGCGAAGTGAAACAAGTGTTTCAGACAGCTATCGATGATTGTAGCGAAGTCTTTAAATAAAGTATTAATATTTTAGATATATGGTTATGGATTATTTCAAAAACTTACTTATTGGATTGATTACCGGTATAGCTGCTTATCTCAATCCTATCTCTGGGGAGATCAAAAGTCTTATTGCAGTATTTGCTCTTAATTTCATTTGTGGACTGCTTACTGCACTCCTTATCAATCATGAGAGTTTTTCTTTTAAAAAAGCTTGGAGGTGTATCGTAGAAGCAACTATTTTCTTTGCCTTGGTTAGCTGCATCTACTTTATAGGTGAACACAAGGGCAATCCAGAAGGTGCTCTACAATGTGTCTCATTTATTACGTATAGCGTTTTCTATTTCTACGGGGTGAATATTCTTCGAAACATAAAAGAGATTTTACCTAACTCTAGTAATGGTTACAAGGTAGTAGCTTTCCTGCATTATGTTCTAAGTGTTGAGTTTATAAAGAACATACCATATTTAACGAACTATCTGCAAAAAGGAGGTGCTAAATGATTAAAGTCATGGAGTTCATTTTTCAAGATTTTTGGCATTGGTTAGGAACAGTGATTATGATAGCTGTCATTTGCCATGTCAAATTGATTAAAGTTGGTCCATTAACTAAAAAGGAGGAGAAGAAATGAAAACTATTGATGCAATTATCATCCATTGTTCGGCCACGCGTGCCGGGCAGGATTTACGTGCAAAGGACATTGACCGGATGCACCGGGCTCGGGGTTTCAATCAGATCGGTTATAACTTCATTATTGATCTTAACGGAATAGTTGAGAATGGGCGACCGTTAAGCATTGACGGAGCGCATTGTAATGCCAAAGGATTTTCAGAGTTTTCGTATAATAAGCATAGTGTTGGCATCTGTTATATCGGAGGCTTGGATGCATCTGGAAAACCTGCAGATACACGTACTCCAGCTCAAAGGACAGCACTACGCGAATTGGTCGCGAAGCTCTGTAAGGAATATCCTATAATTGAAGTGCTCGGACACCGTGATACTTCGCCGGATCTGGACAGCAGTGGAGAGATAGAGCCAAAAGAATATATTAAGGCGTGCCCCTGCTTCGATGTCAGAAGTGAATTTTCTAATTTTCTTCGTAATACAGTGATCCGGGCATGAAAACTCTTCCTTGGATATTGGTTATATTGCTTGCTTGTGCGGTTCTATTTTTGTGGAATCGCCAGCAAGAATCAGTGTCGGTGTCCAGTCCGGACACAACCGAATATGTCGAAACTATTCCTTTCTATTATCCAGTACCTAGGGATAGCATAGTAATCAGGTATAAGTATGCGAAGTTGCCTGTCAAAAAGGATACGTGTACTTCTAAGGGAGATACTTGTCTTGCTCCTGTTGATTCCGTAGAGGTAGTTATTCCTATTACCCAGAAGATATACGAAGATAGCCTATACCGGGCATGGGTGTCTGGCTATGATGTGAAGTTGGATAGTATTGAATTTTATAGTCGGACACGGGAAATTAGGATACCAGTACTGTTTCCAGCAAAGCGCAAAAGATGGGGATTAGGGTTGCAGGCTGGGTATAGCTATCCTAACGGCCTTTATGTTGGGGTTGGGGTGAGTTATAATTTGTGGCAGTGGTAAGATAGTATAAAAAAAGTATTTTATTAATTTCTTTTTGTTTGTTCATTTAATTAATTTTGCATTACTTTGTAATCGTTTCATCATAAAATAGATATCACATGGCTTTTTTACAAGATGTATTTAAGGATTCTGGAGTTCCAACATATACTTTTGTTGAACCCAATGAATATATTAAAATTGTTGTGACTTTGAGTACTAAAGGTAGATGTTTAGTAGTAGAAGGTCCATCCGGTATCGGTAAAACTACTTGTGTTTTAAAAGCACTTGAATATTTAGGTATGGGAGATTCGGTTCAATTGTTGACCCCTCGGAAGAAGAAAGATCTACTATCAATAGAAAAAATATTGGATAATAACGATAATATTGGGACTGTTATAATTGATGATTTTCACTTGTTATCCATAGAAGATAAGAATAGATTATCAGACTTAATGAAAACTATCGCAGATGAAGATAGAGAAGATGTAAAACTTGTCTTAATTGGAATCAATAGAGCTGGAGATAGTTTGGTAAATTTAGCTCCTGATTTAAATAATAGAATTACAACTGTTAAATTTGAAGTGAATCCTGATTCTAAAATATTAGAACTAATTGAGAAGGGAGAAGAAGCTCTTAATGTTGGAATAAAATATAGAGAGCAAATTGTAAAAAGGGCGAATGGAAGTTTTCATATAGCCCAACTTATCTGTAAGGAACTTTGTATTATAGAAAGAGTCATAATGACACTGGATAAAAAAAAGGAGTTAAATACTGATATAAATTATGTTGTAGATAAAATAATGACTGATTTATCTAGAGTTTTTGAAGCAAAGGCTAGAGAGTTCGCAATTGGCTCTAGATTACGAAGCAGTGGTCGAGCACCTTATTTTCATCTCCTTTATTGGCTTTCTGAATCTAAGGATTGGACTATTAGAATGGCTGATATTTATTTAAAACATCCTACTCATAAGGCTAGTATTTCTCAAGTAGCAGATAAGGGCTTTTTATATAAACTGATCAATAACAGTGAGAACATAAGGTCAGTTATTCATTATGATGAATATTCAAAAGTTTTAACTGTTGAAGATCCTAAATTCATGTTTTATTTGCAAAATCTGAATTGGACAGACTTTGTTAAACGAATAGGCTTTAGTAAAATCCATTTTGATAAAAAATATGATTTCGCTTTATCTTTTGCTGGAGAGGTACGAAGTATTGTAGCTGAATTGGCTATGTTATTATCTGAAGAATATGAGTGTTCTGTTTTTTATGATTTTAATGAGCAACATAAAATTATTGGAGAAGATTTAACTGATTATTTTGAGCCAATATATACATCTGATGCTGAATTTATTGTTGTTTTTCTAGATAAGAATTATCCTCGGAAACTTTGGACTAATTTTGAATCGGATAAATTCAAGAAGAGATTCGGCGAACATGCTGTGATTCCTATAATTCTTAAAGGATGTGAGCCTACTCAGTTTGATAAATTATCTACCATTGGTAATCTTCCATTTGATCCGGGAAAAGACCAAGGTGAACAAATAAAAGAAATTGCAGATATAATCGTTAAGAAATTAGATGAAAAAAGGAGAAATGAGCCTCTTTATAACTTCAATAACAGAAAGCAATCTTAGTTGAAGTCTGATTATGAGGAGATTTTAATTTCTTAATAATATCAACGACATCAGACAGGATTATCCAGATGCTTTTTACAACCCGACGATTAATTGACTGTATCGGATGAAAGAATTCGTTGAAAGGAGAGCGGAATAGCTGTCATTTTTATGCTCTACATAAAATTCTAGAATCGTTAATCTTCATTTTCATAAATAATTGGCAAAATAGTATTCAAATAAAAAAAATAATTATTATATTTGTGTACAGACGTGGATGTCTGTTATATCATCTCTCTACGGAAAAGTTGCTAATTTTCGAAAGCGAGAGACAATACGCTATTTACTCCAAAAGGAATGAGCCTCGACTAAGTGTAGTCGAGGCTTTTTAATTATTATTTGTCGTATATAAAATAATCATATATATTTGTCCAAATAAAATTGATATACTATGGAATACTTAGATGAATTTAAGGAATTTGTAAATTACTGTAATCAAAATGGTAAATATGTTGGTTGGGGAAACCCTAACTCTAAAATACTAATAGTGGGTAAAGAGTCTGCAATGGAAGAACCTGATGAGTCTTATAACAGCAATGCATCTATGTGGGATAATCATGTTAGTAATGATACAATTATGGAGTTATGTCATAAAGTAGAACAAGATGTTAACGTAGCAAAGGGGTGGGGTGTAAATACTTGGAGCAAGTATCAGAGATTAAAAGATTATATCTATGGCAGCGAAGGGTTTCACAATCGGTATGTTGATTTCCCAACTCAAATATTTACTACCGAGATAAATGATACCCCTAGTCTCCAAACTGCTCAAGCCGATAAAAGTGGAATTTCCTCACGGAAAGAATTATTCCAGGTATCCTCCTTTATTCAAAGTTTTCCTGTGATTATATTAGCATGTTCTAATTATATTCAGAATAATGACAATATTCGCGAGATAGATAAGATTTTTGGTGTCACTTATGATGGTGATGATATCGGTAGATTTTTGTTCAATAAAGGGAATTGGTTTTATACTCATCATGATGCCAGTGGTAGAAAACTTGTAATCCACACTCGTCAGCTAAGTGCAGATGTAAAGGATGATATGTTAAAGCAGATGTCAGAAATAATAAAAAAACATTTGGAAAAGTATGTTTGATTTATTAAATTGCTATAATAAACAGGGATGTTTAAAATTTACTGTTGATGACAATTTGAATAGAGAATGTGAGAAGGCTCAAATTCCTAATGATTGTTGTGGAGTGTATATTGTATATGGTTATTTTAAAGGGATGAAGATTCCAGTTTATATCGGAAGCTCAGGGCATATAGAAAATGGAAAGACAGTGCATCGCAAGGGAGGGCTAAAAAGACGAATAATTGGGAAGCAGCAAAAAACTCCTAGATGGAAACTGTGGCCTGAAAAAATGCGTGCGCTATCTATCTGCGAATTGGAAATATGTTGGTATAATACAGAAAATGACAATCCGTTACTAGTAGAATACTGTTTAATATTGGAGTCTGTTATACAAAATAAAAGATTACCTCTTTGGAATAGCGAATTAAAATTGAGTAGGGAATTGAAAGGTGAGTTTGAAGATTTTGTAAACAAGAAGAATATTGAATGTTTAAAAATATAATATGGAAAATAAATGCGATCATAACTTCGTTCTAGAATTATGATATTTTTGTTATTAACTTAAATAAGCCTCCAGTATGAATAGAATTATAATTATTGGTAACGGTTTTGATTTAGCTCACAATTTAAAAACTGGGTATAAGGATTTTATTAATGACTATTGGACAATTGTTGAAGAACAGGTGTATGGTAGATACTGGCAGTATTTAGACCAACATTATGGGGGACCCAAACACATTCCTGAAAATTACAAAGATAATTTTGTGTGTATTGAAAAAGAGTTTGGTAGAACTGAAACCAATAAAGTTTGTTTTTCATATAACGACAATAGTCCTTTTAGAAAATTATGTATACTAATCGAAGAGTATAATAGTGCTCCTAATGCACCAGTGACAGTTCATTTAAAGTTTAAAAATCTATTTTTTGAACGTATATCTCGTCAATGTTCTCTCGTTAATTGGGTAGATATCGAAAATGAATATTATACTGCATTAAAAGAACTACTTCAAGAAGAAAATCCCCAAAAGCAAAGCGAAAGTATTCGAACATTAAACAAAGACTTTGATGATGTAAAAGGACTTTTAGAGGATTACCTGACCAAAGTCACTAAAAGTACAGAAGTAAATGTACACCAGTCAATAAAAGATGCTTTCTCAAGTTATGTTGAATTTGATGAAATTGCCACTTGTAAACAAGTTGCGTTTGTTGATTCTATTTTTGCATATATGGATACGCACTCTGATTTTAGTTATGATGAAGATGATGATCTTGTATATGATATATTGGATACAGTTGATGAAAAACGAATGCATTTTGTGAAAAAGAATATAAACAATGAATCTTTTAAAAAGAATCTTCTGCCATATACATTACTTTTAAATTTTAATTATACAAAAACGGCAGAAAAATTATATGCTGAAAATGAAAATGACGAGATTATTAATATTCATGGAGAGCTTAATAATGAGAATAATCCCATAATATTTGGATACGGTGATGAACTGGATGATGATTATGAAAGAATAGAGAGATTACAGAATAATGATTTCCTAGAGAATATCAAATCTATACGATACCATAAAACAAGAAATTATAGAAAGCTTTTGGAGTTTGTTGCATTAGGTCCATATCAGGTCTTTATAATGGGGCATTCTTGTGGAAACTCTGATCGGACATTATTAAATACTTTATTTGAGCATGATAACTGCCTATCTATTAAAGTCTTTTATCGACAGTACGAAGATGGGACAGATAATTATATTGATATGATAAAAAATATATCTCGTAATTTTAATAATAAGCCTAATATGCGTGATATAGTTGTTAATCGAGAAAGTTGTTCTCCTTTGGTGCCTGTAAAAAAAGAGGTAGCCGAATAAGCTACCTCTTTCAATTATAAATAGTTTTTTCCCAATCATCCAGCACAGTAACATCCCACCGAGGAAGGTCAGGATTAATATAAGTTACTGACCTGCCATACACGGAGAAACTTTTTCCGATAAACTCGCTGATAGCTTCATCCTCTCCTTTTTGCAAACTGATATTCATAAAAACATGCATTTCATTCCAGTTTGTAGGCCCAATGAACAAAGATTCAATCAAGCGGCCTTTAACAGGTACACCGATAACTTGCTCTTTTATCCTATCAACTAATGATACTGCTTCTTCAAATGTCATACTTGTAATTTTAGAGCAAAGATATAAAAAATAGATGCCCTCTCCTCTATCATATAAAAGCTATTTCAATCTGTGGAATTTCAGTATTACAAATTTCAATTCTATTAAGAAAGATATTTTCGTAATTCTTCGATTGCCTGTGATGCACTTCGAACTACCACATACTTATTACGACATGATTCCGCTTGTTTTTGAAACTCTTTCTGTTCTTCTGACTGTTTCCCTACCCTCGTTTTAAACTCTATGCAGAGAGAAGCAAAACCCTTTTTGGGAATAAGTACGATCACATCAGAAACACCAGGCTTTACTCCTTGACGTTTCAGGTTAGCAGCTTCACGTATATGACGGCTTCCACCGTTCGGAACGGCAAATATAAGTTTGTCAGGTATATTAGGGAAATATAGAGGAATAAGTTTAAAGAACTCTGTTTGTATTCGAGCTTCCTCGTTATTATGTACTTCTTTAGAGCGCGTAGGATTATGCTGATCTGCATAACAATTATAACACATAAAGTCGGTACCGGTTTTAATAACCGATACCGTTTCTTTTCCGCATAAAATGCACTTTTCTTTAGTCATTTTCGCAATAAGGTGTCTTAGATTCGATTCCATATTTTTGCAGTAACTGTTTACTAACATATATAACTTGTCTACAGGTTTTTTCAGAGAACATTCCGATATGTGTATATTCTTCTGGAAGTTCTAATACAGACGAGAGCCATGTATAAGCTTCTGTTCGCTTCATTAACTTGAATCGCCATATCTTATCGAAATATTCGTGTGCTTCATGTTTGAGCACTCGGAGCTGTTTGTTGGCTAATCTGCCTAAAGCCTGATCGGTTCCTTTATGTACACCAACATAAGCATTGCAGGTACGGCAGATATAAATCATACCGTAAGATTTGCCATATACAATGGAACTATCCATAAATTCTGTATCTTTTCCACAATACGGACAAATTTTGCCTTGTATAATAAGTTTCTGCCTATTGGTGAGTTCGTTCATTTCTATCTTGTTTTGAGCCTAATTAGGCTACATCGTTAATACTAATTTCTCCTTTCAAAACTCGTTCTACCTGCCTGTCGATTATCTCTTGAAATTCTATTTGGCAGATAAGCGAGCAATCCGGTATAATCTCTTCTACTGGGCCGCCCCGCCACGTTGGTAGTTCATCAAGGAAGATACGACCGTCTTTATCCTTTAGGCAGGTAGCTCCAACATCACGCTCAATCTGCGCTATCTCATTGAATACATTCGGGAAATCCTTCCGTATCTTGTTCCAGTATCCCATACCACCTTTCACGCAACCGATGCAGTTATTGTTATTGTAACCCTTCTTGTACATTTCCGGAATTTCAATGCCAGCTTTCCAAAGCATCCCCATAGCATCAGATTTCGTAATCTGCTTTTCAATAAGCGGAAACAGTGGCTTTGTGTTTGGGTACTGCTGTTTTAATCGAATTGCCCGGTTTATCTCTTTCGGATCGTAATCAAATCCCCAAACTTGCCCGTCCCATTGCTGCAATTCTTTTTCCAACTTATACCGGACTTTCTATTTCAATTCAAGAGTACAAGCTGCTCCATGTGCCCCATTTATAAAACCTTTCCGTAGGACATCAGCTACGCAAGTGTATTTGTCGCTTCGGATAGTGTGGATAGGTTGCCCGTACCACTTCTCACAATCTGCAAGGAATCGGGTATTATCAGGATGCCCAGAGCCAGTTTCGATATAGTAGAGCTGTACATTTTCGTACAAACTCAACGCTATTTTACAAGCGACTGCGGATGTTACACCGCAAGAAAACCATGCTATTATCATAATTATTTGTATATTTGCGACATAAATCCATTAATATTTTAATTTATGAGCGACATTAATATTTTACTTAGAAATAGAGAATCTATAAAATTGCAAATTCAAGCGTTAGAGTCTAAAAAGAACTCGGGAAAAGGGCTAACAGGTTACGAGCAAGCTATGCTCGAAGATATGTATTACCAATTATCAGTAATAGAGAAGCAATTGGCTAATTATCGATAATAATATTTTCATCAAATGACTCATATCTTTATTGTTTTACGTTAATTACTCCCTATTCTCCTTGCATTTCTTGCAGAGATAAAGCCCTGTATCTTCATCCCTACCCTCTGATTTCCACATATCAGACATACAATTATCACAATATGTAGCCTCGCTTTCGTCTTCACATGCTCCACAAAAGTTCTTTCCCTCAATCTCGTAATAAGAACCTTCGGAATAACTATCATACAAGCGTTTACACACATCACACATTTCTATCGAATCCGGTAGTATGGGGAAGTGTTCTTGTAGATACCAAATAACAGTACTTGATTGCTCTGGAGTAAGTTTAACTTTATACTCATCACCTAAAGAAATTCCTTCTGGAATATCACCCTGCAAAAAGGAATGAAACTCTTGAATCCATTCTAAATCGCTCCAATCACGATTAGAATTATTCTTTTGAAGTTTGATCTCATTCTTATTCATTTCTATTCTGTTATGAGATAATTAATTCGGGATTATCATAGATATTACCAATCACGATAGTATCATCCATTTTTGTAAGATCAGATTGCCCGAAATAGAATAAATTTCGACCATTAGAAAGTTGAAAACGACAATTATCATATAGGATAATAGCTGTATATTCTTCTGGTTCAAAACCAAATGTAATAGTGTGAAGAATATCTCCTTCATAGATTTCTTTTCCGTTCTTGTCGAATAATCCAGTGAACTGACCTACGGTTGTAGTTTCTACCTTACTTCTATTAAACATTTCAGTAGCTTCGCATCCATATTGGGAAAGTTTCTTGCTGAAAATAGCCATTTCACCACTTTCGTACTGAATCAAGTCACCAAATATCCATTCGTTATTATATAAGTTTTTACCTCTGAATTTTATTGTTCTCATATTCATTACTGAATTGTTTTACTCTAAACCTTTGATGTAATCTTTTAAATCTTCAATAGTACCACCATCTTTGATTAGCTGCTCCAAATCAGATTTAACAACTCCATAATAATGATTTTGCTGTGCATCATCAATAACTGATTTCATTGTTTCTAAATCATAATTAGAACGGCTCATAGCACCTAAAGTAGCATGTTCGAGTACTAGGCAAAAACGCTCTTCCATTTCCTCGGAATTGCCCGAAGTATCTATATCTTGGTTTTCAGAATATACATTATTTATTTCATCATTGATTCGAAACATACTATCACTAATAAAGTCATATATCTTGTACATGAGTTCCGGTTCTTGTTCTTTTGGAGAGTAAACCATTACTCTTTTACCTGCACCTTTCATCCATCCGGCTTCTGTATTAGCTGACCGACCACAAGGGAGAACCATAACACAGACATCCGCCCACTGCATGGCATTGAAATCTAAATCAAATCCTTTTTGCGCAATCGGATGGTTGAGAGCTTCCCGATATTGTTGGGTACTCCAGCTCTTCCAGTTTGGATCAATACTTGACCACGAAAAACCATAACTCATATCGCCATTGGGATGCGTAAAGTCATATACTTCATGACCTTCATTCCTGAGAAACGACACAACATCCTGTTGGTATGAGTTTCTCCAACTGCTTGCTACATAAATTTTTGCCATTTTATAATATAATTATTTGATTTTAAATTGATTGTATTTGCTCTAAATCGCAACTGATTCGCCGAAAGTTCCAAAATGGACGGTTTTAAAGGAGCAAAGCCCTTAAAGGCGAAAATTTAAAATTTTGATTATGAAAAAAAATGTAAAACTTCGCCTTCAGCTGTATTTAACTATGTTTCCATCAGATATTGATTTTTATCTAAATCTTTATTCTTTAGTGGAAGAACTATTATTTATGATTGAACGGCTTTTATAGCCGTTCTTCATTCAATTTGATTTCCTTCTATCTTATTCTGTTATTAGCTAATTGACTTGACCTTTCTTGTTATTTTTATGTCCCAATGAAAAACCTTTTTATTGGTAAAATCATTGAGATAGCCTTCCGGTCTGTATCTAAATACCCACAAGGTGTATTTCCATAATACAACTTTAAATAAAGTCATTGTTTTCATTATTTATTGGTTATGCGTTATTTGGTATGATAAATTCCACATTGTCTTGACTCATGTATTCGGAAAAAGAAGCCTGTGAACATACTTTTGAGAAGTCATTATAACACCATCCACGCACAGAGAAATAATATCTCTTGTCTTCAAGTACTCTTCCCCTACAAACTTCTCCGTCAAAGAAGCACACTATCTCATTACCATTATCCAGCAACTTTCTAAGAAGCCGATAATCCTTACTTAATTTATATGGTTTATTCATTTCTAATTTGTTATTAATCAATTATTTCAAATGTCACTTTCACTTTTTTACAGCGAAAACCTTTCTTATACATCTGTTTCCATGTCAAATTAGTCCCGTCCAACCAGTACCTGACGCAATCTCTTCGGTAATATTTTTGAGTATTCATCACAAGTGTACCATTTGGGTAGGTTATCATGTACATTATGTCTTCGCGCATATTGACTCCTTTCTGTTCTTGACTTAAATTATTCATCATCATAATCAGTATCAAAGATACGTGCAACCATATCGACGATATTTTCTTCAATATCCTCGGTAGAACCAGTTACAGCATTAGCTATATTCTTTTTCTCCTGGATGATTCGATAAACCTTCTCATCTATCGTCCGACGGCCAAGAAAATAGTAACAGGTTACAGAATCCTTTTGCCCGATACGGTGTGCCCGGTCCTCACATTGACAGCAGTCTGCATACGTCCAGGGAAACTCAACAAAGGCTACATTGCTTGATGCTGTAAGGGTAAGACCTACACCAGCGGCTTTTATTGAGCAAATGATAATATCTGCTTTCGGGTTGTTCTGAAAAGCGTCTACGGCTCTTTGCTTCTCGTCCTGTGAGTCTCTTCCGGTAACAGATACGGCAGTGGGAAAGTAACGTTTCAGTTGATCTACAACTTCATGAAGCGAACAAAAGAGAATTATCTTCTTTCCATTCTCCCGGAAGTCTTTCACAAATTCAATCACATCACGTACTTTGCCGCGAGCGGAGATCTGCCGTAGAATATTGATACGTACCATCACTTCACCGCGCATTGCCTTAGCTATCTTATCGTCGTCAGCGTCCTTGTATTTCTGTAGATACATAATAAGGTCGCGTTCTGCATCCATATACTCTTTTCGATTTGTGATTTCGCAAGTATTCACCTGCCGTATTTTATCGGGAAGATCTGTGAGGACAAGTGACTTTTCACGACGAAACATACAGTACTTCCATAGGTTAAAATTCAATTCTCTCAAATTTGATGCTTCTCTCTGTCCGGAACAGTATCTATCAACAAATGGTTTATATCCACCGAAATCGTTCATTCGATCTAAAATAGCCAACTGCGGAATCAAATCTTTAGGCCGATTTACCACCGGTGTTCCCGTCAATTCAATAACCCATTCTTTGCCGGTACAAATACCTTTGCAAAACTTAGCCTGCTGGGTTGATGCAGATTTGCAACGATGGCTTTCATCAATGATAACAGACTTGAATAAATTGATTGAGTTTCTAAATTCCACATCTCGCAGCGTCCAGCCTTCAGCTTTCTTTATACGTTGTACAAAGTACTTCTTTAATGATTCATAGTTAACAATAAATACCTGGTGCATTCCTGTCTGAAAGAAAAAAGTCCATGTATCACGTACCTTGTCGGTTAGGATCATCGCCTTTTTATCCGTAAACTTCTCCCATTCACGTAGCCAGTTGATTTTTAATGATGAAGGGCATACAACAAGACAAGGAAAAGCGTCTGCGAGGTTAATTGTTGCTATACTCTGTAATGTCTTCCCCAAGCCTGGTTCATCGCAATTCATAAATCGTTTAAGTTGCAAACCACGTGCAATACCTTTAAGTTGATAAGGATAAGGCTGAATTTTCAAATTGTGCGGAACGGTTAAATCAGGTAATTCCGGAATATCATAAGCGATATCCTCCTCCTTTTTTTCTGTACCATTTACCCAATTGATATTCTCAAATTGCCGTATTTGATAAATCATTCTTTCAAGGTCAACTCTACTCCGAGCTGGAACTATCCAAACTTTTTTTGCACCGTCAAAACGTCTTCCGGGAATTTGTCGGACTCGATCTACAATAGAAGGTTTATACTTGAATGATAATTCAAAGTTATCTCCTTTTAATTCAATATTCATGATTTAGAGTATTTTATAGGGGGATAATTTCCCCCTATGGTGATTGTAAGTTATGCGGTTGCGTCAAGAGGTGCAGGAGCATCTATCTGTTTTTTTCTTCCTTTTTTCTTCGGCTTTTCTTCCACTATGATAGCTTCTTCTGGTTCATCGGTTTCGAAATCAAGACGTTCTTGTCTAATTCCCCATTTTTCTTCAAATAGGTAACTTTCTACTTCAGCATCACATGCAGCTGCATCAATGCTTAATTCTTCGTAGTAGAGATATTGTTCGTCAAGGAGAGGAACGAAGATTTTCAAGTCAACGACTTTGCCGGACTGAAGAAGTTTGGATCCCATGATAGTTATTCCAGAAACCCCATCGACACTGTCATTCGCATAACCTGTAATAATATAGTTTTCTAAGGTTTCTGCATAGCCAGGAGAAGTAAAACTATCCTTATCGATTTTAGATGCTTCCGGCTGCTCACACAATACGACAAGATGCAATTTAAGACGGCTAAACGCTTCTCTTAAATCACTGTGAATGATCTGATCACAGCTCTTGTTTATTACATTTGTGTAGTTTGATTCAGAAAAACGCTCATTGTACACTACATTCAGCCGATCTTTCTTAACGACCGCCTTTTTAATCTCATTTTTTGCTTGTTCCATAATCTTCTTTGGTTGATAAAGTGATAATACTAAATGTTGATACAACTCCCATGACGGCAGCCGTAGTTATTTCTCTTGATGTTGCATCTTCTCTTTGAGAAAAAGATAATGCTGTAAACAGGCCGACAACGGCCAGTCCGATTGTAATTTTTCTTAAAATTTTCATGATAATTACTTTTTGTTGTTATGCATTCCGGCCATTTTCATTTCCTCTTTTGCTTTACTTATCACAGTTACACACCATGATAATTGATGTGTTGCTGTCCGGTTACAACGTTCGCACCAATCGACGAGATATCGCTCCTCCCGGCATAAAGAACTAATTAGGGCATTTATCGCTGTTGCTGTCGCTTTCGCATTTTTAGCTGTATCAACGAGTGTTTGCATGACCTCGGACTTCATTGTCTCATTAAGCCAGTATTTCGAGTCTGCAAGCAGTTTGCCGGAGCGAGCAACATATACAGCCAGGTCATTGCCACGCTGTACGGCTTCTTCAGCATTTTCGCTCATTGTGATATTGAGAAAAGAATCAATATTTTGTAATTCAGCCAAAATTTGTTCTTTTGGAGTGATTAGTAAGTTCATATTGTTTTCACTTAAAATATATTTAAACCATTAGTTGCCACCATTTAAAAGCAAGGTCCTCATATTTCTCTTTCCCCTTGATATACGTAGGGTGGTTACGGTCGGTGATAAAATGCTTGAAGATTTTACAGTTCTTTTTTGAGATTGCGTAGATGAAATCTCTATTGCTCCCTGCAATATCCATATACCAGGCACGGGAACGGTCCCAGTCGAAAAAGTCGATAGCTTCATCAAATTGCGCCTGTGACTCTGCAAAAGTCGTTTTTAAATCACCTCCAAAATTGTAAGCAGACAACCACCAATCCCATTTACATCGTGTATCAAGATGGTAGGCAAAATTTCCATAATAGAACTCCTGCTGCTTATTTACCATGAACTTCTGTGTATCAGATTGCGCCAACACGACAGCCAGGAATTGATCTTTCTCCGCCTCTTTCCGGAGCGCCTTACGCATTTCAAGCCCTAGCTCAAATTCTTCTGTCGTATACAAGTAATCGTCTACCATCAGCTTGTCATACCGGACACGGTCATTCTCTGTGATAAGAGCATCTACGAGAGTACCGAACTTGAAAGCCTTTTCTTTATCCCCGTATTGAACACGGGGATAAAGATAGTTTTTAAGCTCTGTCAGATCTGAATTACTGACTTCCGAACGTGAATAGTATGAATCGGGATTTGACATAACTATTTAGCTTTCACATCTGCTTCGTAGCTGATGAATTGTGATTCAATATGTGTCTGATCTTTACTGTTTGCTTTCTTCTCGCAGTATGTAGTCATCTTTTTAAAGATCTTCTCTAACTCATCAAAAGGAAGAGTCTGCCCCTCGCCTATCCACCACATCTGAAATATTTCCAGGTATCCTTGCTGATGAAGAACAACAATCTTTTCTTTTACCTTAGCGTTTGTCGGTGGAGGTGCAACAGATGCAGCAGCACCAGCAAAAAGATTACCGATTGAGCTTTGTTGCGTTTTCATTGCAACCTCCTGCCTATCTGCTTCTTCCTTTCTCTTTAACTCTTGTAATTGTTTGGCTGCCTCTTCTGCTTCTCGTTGTTTGCGCAATTCTTCTGCTTTTGCGGCTTCTTCTGCATTTGCCAAGCGAAGCTGTTCCAGTTCAGCCAACTCTTTACGCTTAGACGGAATACGGTCGATAAGATCTTGTTTAACACTTGAAATTTTAGCCTTATACTGTTGAGCATATTGCTCATATTTACCCAGCAATGTATTTTTGCGAATCTCTGCTTTTATCTCCTTATTGATATAATAGGTAGCATATTCAGCAGTGAATTTATCAAAATGAGCTTTCGGGTAATCAGTTTGGAAAACAGTTATACCGATTACTTCTCTATCAAAGTTTACATAAGTCAATCCCGAAAAAATATTCTGCAGCTCGGTTACCTTAGAAGATAGATATGAACTGAAATAAGAAAGAAGTCCATTTTCTATTGCTTGTTGATAGCTTACCTTTTCATTATTGATTAATACTCTTTGCTCGGCTTCTTTCTTTCTCTTCTGCTCTTCTTCATATTTGAACTTAGCATACTCATTGCGCTTTGCTACAAGCTTTCCGGGGATTGTAGAAGAATCCTTAGGATCAATTTCTTTTTCTTGTGAAGTAAAGAAAGAACGAACTTTGTCGAATATCTGCGTGATGGGCTTGCGACGTTCGTCCATATTCTTGAGAGTAGTATTTACTTTTTTCAAGAAGTCAGCTGCAGCCTGATCTATCGTTTCATTCATACCTTCTCCCTCGATTGTATCAAGGAGAGCCTGCCCTGCTTCATTACATTTTTTTACGGAGAGAGTATTCCTTCCCATAATTTCGGGAAATGATGAAAAAATGTTTTTTACTTCGTCTATTTTGATTAATTCTGTTGCCATAATCGTTTTCTTAAATTGGTTAGTAATAGCTAGAAGCCTCCGTCTGCATCATCGTCAGATACTGCCACTTGAACGGGCTCCGGAGCGTCTAATTGTTTTTCTTCCCCAAAAGGTATTTTGGTATCATCTGCAGAGGCTGTAGATTGAACAGGCTCATTAACCTTTTCTTCATCAACAATGCCATAATCGATAACTTCTTCATCTTCCTGCTCTGTCGCCATCATAGTATACTTTCCGGTACGCACCTTGGGGTAAGCATCAAAAGCGTGCTTTATCATCTTGTTCTCAAGGAATCCCGGATCAACACCACCACTATTCGAATAATACAGTTCATTAGCTTTGCCTTCTACTCGTTGTCCATCTTTGTTGTAGTATGAGTTGTTTTTTGCTGAAAACTTAGCCAGGCGTTGGATATCACCTTCAAGTAACCATTGATAGTCTTCAGATCCGTCACAACGAACTATACGAATGAATGCCCCTATTACATTAGAAGACTTACGAGGTATAGCGGCTGAATAAGTAATCTTCTTTACGCCATTATCCAGACTGATAGAGAATATATCTCCTTCGTAAACTATAACCGGATTATCCGCATATCGAATCTGCCCAGCACGCATGCGCATGGTCAGTTCTCCATAACCAGTAACAGAGACACTAGCTCTTTTTTCATATCTATCAAATCCTCGTTCATCTTTTTGGCCCGTTTTTACCTTTCGTGGAATGAGATAACAATGAGGATGTGATGTATTATCAAGTGATAGCCCATTTACAGCCATATCGAGGAAGCAACCAAACAGTGACATCTTACTACATTCAGCCAGCGAAGGATTCTCACGAAGAACCTTCTGGAAATTAAATACTTCCTTGTGGTAAATCTGTTCCCCCATTTGAGAACCCCAAATAGCATTGTACATTTGAATAAATTTCGTCTGTACATTTTCATTTTCGACAATTTTCGTTGCTGGAAGTGCGTTAAGCTCCTCCACTTTAATTTCAATAATGTTACTCATAATTGTTTAAATATTAGTTATTTATTAGTCTCCTTGGTATACTCCACGGCTGTATTCTTCCATTAAGAGTATGTCTTCAGCTGTAGGTTCTTTTCTGATATCTGTTTTTGATGAACTACATTTGATGGGAGAAGGACTGTAATTTTTAATAGCGCTTTCTCTTTCATCCAACTGCTTTCCTATCTTATCCTGTAATTCCTTTAATAAGGAAGATCCTTGTTTAACTTGTGTCATACAGCTGTCTGCATTAATTGTTTGATGATATTGTCCGGAACTTTATTATGCAAATCCATCATTGCGCTAGCTGTTTCCAGCTCTGACCGCTTCACATAATATTTTCCTCTTTCCTTATTATTTGCCGGATAAAACTTAATCCATGCTTTTTCGCGCCATTCTGTTATAAGGCGTTTTCCATATATATCTTCCGCTTGTGATATAGTTACTACTTCGGGAAGTAGCCCTAACATCGTCAACGTTTGAACAGTTCCGATCTTAATACATCGTGCGACCATCATTTCGAAGCAATTTTCCATAATCTCTAATTAGGCTGTTTCTTTGTTTAACTTTTGAATGGTGTTGAGCTTTTGATTACTGAAACACATCTGCATCTCTATGCTATGCTGCCTGATTAATATTGATTAGAGTTCATATACTTCTTCAATCCTATTTCTTCGTATTCTTGCCCGCCGACTCCGGTTAAGGTCGTTGTTGCAGTCAAATGCAATCTGAAAAGCAATAATTCCAAGAAATGAGAGAGCGATTAGCGATTTTTGCAATTGCTTGAAGTCAATATTTAGAGCAAACACTCTATTTATCCACCAAGCACCAAGTTCGTTCAGTTTGCTGGTTCCTGTCTTTTTATAAGCCTTGTCGAGCAGGACATTTACCGTACCATAGGCAGTACCTAATCTGTCGGCAATCTCTTTCTTTGCTAGGCCACAGGCAGCCAATCCTGCTATTTGATTTTCCCTCTTGGTTAAGGTAGAATCAGCTTGCAGATCCATGATGCAAAGTCTCTAGTTCGGCTGCCGCTCTGGAAACTCCTTTTGTAGCTTCGAGGGCTTCATTAGCCATTCTTACAGCGACATTCAGTACTTTTGCTTTGAAGGTTGAGCGAGCAGAAGCAGGCTTATTGTTTAGGATATTGTGCACTGTACCCTGTGAACATCCGACTTCCTTTGCTATCTGCTTTTCGTATCCGTAAGGCAGATTAGCTTTGATAGTTTCTAATTGATTTTCCATATACATTATTATATTTATAGTTTCTAGTTCCCGGAAAGGCGATCAAACCCGTCCGGGATTATGGATTATTTATAAATGTAATCAGGTGAATTTCTATATCCATCAAACGAAATTCCAAACGCATCAAAATCACTCTCACTTGCTAGTCTAATTTCATTCGGATGGTTGATCTGGAAATTATTCTGCAAATTGGTTGTACCAATAGCTCCTTTCAGAGGTGAAGAATGTAGAATTTGAACTGAATCAGGCAATTCTGGTAGAATATACCCAAGCGTATGTTCTTTGTAAACCACCAATTTTATTTTTTCTGTCTCTGCCATATCTATGATATTGTTTTAGAGTAAATAATCTATTTTGTTAACTTTATTGCCCTTTTATTTTGGCGTTATCATTGTTTTGCGCTAACTTTATACTGCAAATGTAATCAAAAGCATTACACTGTAATCAAAAACAAGACAAAATGTGTAATCTATTAAGATAATTTAATAATATCCGTATGCATATAGGTAACAAAATCAAAGAAGAAGTCGCTAAAAGAAATATAAGTGTAACAGACTTTGCAAAGTTGATAAACAAAAGCAGACCTTATACTTATTCAATATTTGAAAAAGAAAATATTGATACAGAACTACTTATACATATTTCATCTGTTTTAAATTTATCACCAACATCATTCTTCGAAGATATAACACCTAGTGTAATGCAAAATGGTACAAAGAATGTTTTGGTTGGTAGAGATAATAACGGTAATATATCAACTAATGAATGCCAAGATAGACTTGAAGATGCTATGATAGAAATTAAGCATTTGAAAGCTGTTATCGAAGGCAAGGATAGACTGCTTGAAGAGAAAGAACGATTAATTAATGTACTAATGAATAAGAAATAATTTCGAAATTAATACCCCGAGTGTATCTTGCAAAAGGAGTGGTAACAAGCAAAACATTATAAAAGTATTGATACTATGAAAATATTCTTAATATTCAGCATCCTATTCCTTATACTAGAAGGATGCAGTGGTGGAAAGCAAAACGCTGAAATTGCTAATAAAGAACTATTCAATTTAGATGAAGCATTTGTACCTAGGTACAAAGTTGTCAAAACTGAAGATATTTCTTATAAGGAAAGAGGGGTGAAAATATCTCGTATTCTATATCGAATTGTTTTTCCAAAGGGGCTTTCATCTACTGACATATATGATAACTTTAAATATTTAACAAAGAAAAACTACGAAGAAAACGGCATTAGAAATATTTCCATTTTTGCATACTATCCTGATGATGATATTAATAATGCCTATACCATAGGTATGTTTGAAATTGATCTTGCGCAAGATGATATGCCCAAATTGGTTATTGCAGATTCGTACTTTAAAGCAGAAAAAGCATTAATAGAAAAAGGTAATTTTGTTGTTTTAAACACCAAAACCGAGTATGATACAAATACTAGAAAATTTATCGAAACTCAAAGAACTAAAATTTCAAATAATCCAAGCGACTTTAATGATTGTGATTACGTACCTAATGGAACAGAAGCTAAGGTTACAGATATTTTTAGCAAAAGACTAACCTCGGACTATACTTGGGTATCATATAAAGTTTATATATCTAAGCTCAATAAGGAAGTTTGGGTATCCGACGATTGTGTAACTAAAAAGTAATAATATGAAAGAAAGATATACAGGAAAGTTAAGATGTGCGACATGTGGTGACACTGAATCTTTTGAATTTAATGATGACAAATCATATATCAAATGTGTTAAATGTAATAGAGAATATTTTGGCGGATATGATGAACTACTTTCATACAATCAAGAGACGATTGAAGAAGTAAAAGGGCAAATAGAAGCCGATGCAGAGGCTTACATCAGAAAGTCTTTGGAAGATACATTTAAAGGCAACAATTTTTTCAAGATTAAGTAAAAAGAGAAACCATTTTTTTTATTTGACCTTTGATTTTGTTTGTAAATGATATTTCTCCTTTTTCATTATCCGCTTTACAAACATTCAGCAAATGGAGTTCGAAAGCTATATTTTGAAGTTCTCTATAGTATTGAGGATTGATAATAACTTGTTCACCAGCTAGAGCTGCTTCTAAAAAATCAATTGGACTAAAAGGAGTGTTTCTATTTTTAGATAACTTAAATGTCATATCATATACGATTTCTCTATCTTTGGTAATTATATACCGGATTTTACCAGTCTTTTTATCAAATGATTTGGTAATGTTATACTCTGTAATAACCATAGTAAAAAGTTTATTTTAAAATATAAATTGTAATGAAGAATATCATAGAAAATATAGATTGGCTAATAACTGCTTTTACTTTTTTAGGGGGGATTTATATGTATATAAACCATACTCGAAGATTAAATCAGCAACAAGTCAAGCTTAATGATCAACAAAAGCTATTAAACAAACAACAAGAATTACTAAACGAATATCAACTTCAAAAAAGTAAAGAGGAGATATTAGAGAAAAAACAAGCTTTAATCGAAGCTAATGTATACAAGACCTCCGATAGAAAAGGAAATCCTATCTGGAGAATGAAAGTATATAATAAAGGTAAAGCAAAAGGTTCTAATATCAACTTTAAATCGGAAACATTAAGTAATGATCAAGGCATAATCATCACAGATGGACTTGAGATGTTCCCTCTCCCTAGTTTATTACCGCAAGGTTCAGTAGAACTTTCCATTATTTTATTTACCAGTCATCAGCCAATGCACAAGATAAGATTCACATGGGAAGATGAATCTGGGAAAGAACGTTTTCAAGAACAAGATGTAATATTTCAATAAACAAACCACATGGAAGAAAAAGACAAAATAATCGTATCACTTAGAGAGCAACTTCGGAAAGTACTGCGAGAAAACAGTGCTCAAAAGCAAGAAATTGCTCTTTTGAATTATGAGTTAGAAAGGGGCAAAATAAAGCCCTCAAAATAGCGTTCTTTGAACTATCTTTGAAATGGTTAGCTCGCATCATTACAATTAATTGATATGTAACTAAATAGCTTTCTCTATCATTCTGCTTTGGGAGCAGGGGGTCGTGGGTTCGAATCCCGCTACCCCGACGAAGAAAATCAAGTCAAGATTCACAAAATAAAGCCAGTACAATTAGTATTGGCTTTTTTATTATATATAGGATAAGTGTAATTATCCCCGTTTGGGGGCAAATAAAAAGGGCAATTCTTTGAACTATCTTTGAACAGGTTTCTAGCATTATCCTCATTTTCTTATTTAATTTAGAGTAAAAATCTATTTTGTTAACTTTACTACCCTTTTATTTTGGCGTTATCAATGTTTTGCGTTAACTTTATAGCGGAAATACAAACATTGTTTATAGAGAAAACGATAACAAACAAAATACTTAAACACATGAAGAAAACTCTGCTGATGCTCGTTGTTATTTTCATTTCACTATATTCGCATTCACAAAGTCCCTTTCTGAATTTTAGAATTCCAGAAGAATCAAATAAGCGTATCATTGGATATTCTTCAAGTAATAAAATAAATGTTTTTTTGAATATAAAATATCAATCTTGTAATACTCTAATACAGTATTACAAACAGGATTCTAATAAATTGATTGTGTAACAAAAATAACGATATGATGAAAAAGTTTTTTTATTTGAGTGCGATACTAGCCATAGTTTTGGTTTCATGTAATTCAGAAAAGGAGTATATAGCAAAACTCTCTAATACCGCTTCTATGATTGAGAAAGAAGCTGATTTAAGTGAAGCAATAGCTCTTCATTATTGTGATACTTGGAGAAAAGTAATTTACGATCATGAATACAATGGAGAATATTGCACTGATTTCAATGAAGCCTTAGCGAAGCATCAGGAGTTTATTATCACAACAGATACCTATAAGAGACTAAAACAAAAGAGAGATTCAATCGAGGCTATAATGCCACAACTAAATGATTATCCTTCCAGTTGTAAAGATGCTTATAATGAGTTAGTATCAATATATGCAGATACAGATGAATTATTCAGATTCGCAGATGAGCCTAGGGGCTCTTTATCTACATACTCAACAAAAACAACAGACCTTTATCAAAAGATAGAAAAGTCACTGAAAGAATTTAAAATAAAGCATATACAAAACAAATAA